AGGCTGATTTGTATATGCAGTACCCAAACTGGTTACTATACGAAGAAATACTAGATAAAGAAACCTGTGAAAGATGGATAGAAGCAGGTAAGTTAGTAGAGCCACAAGAGGCATCTACTTTTAACAAAGATGACAGTCATAGAAAAACACAAATCCGATGGCTACAAAACGAAGGTGTCTATCAGGAAATGCATGATACTTTTAAGAAAATTGCTTTAGATGCAAATCAATATTTCCAAACCACAATAACCTATTTGCCACCGTTGCAGTTTACAGAATATGCTGATGTCGGACATAAATACGATATGCACCACGATGTCAACTATAATAGACAAGATGGATTCCATAGAAAACTTAGTATTGTCGTACAACTAACTGACCCTAGCGAATATGAAGGTGGTATATTAACTTTCTCTCATACAGAAAATCCTGACCCCGAAGCATTAATCAAACAAGGCTCGATAATTGTTTTCTATTCTTACCTAGAACATGGCGTAAGTCCGATAACAAAAGGTTCAAGAACTAGTCTTGTTGGGTGGTTTGAAGGACCACGTTGGAGATAATTTAACTAACGTAAAAGACTAGTTAATATCATGAGCGAAAGCACTAGCGTAGCATATATTATTTCCTTAATAATAATTCTTGGTATGATAGGTCCTTCGTTCAATTTAGAGTCTTTAGAAAGAGACGGTGTTGTTACTTGTAACAATGTTACTGGTAAAGTTATAGAAAAAGAAGCACCCGTTACTATTGTAGTACAAGTAAATGATAGTGTGGGTAATTACGTAAAAACTTATGATGTGTTTGTAAGTCCTAAAGCCTTCGCTAATTATAGTATTGGTGATACTCATATAGAACCTATTTGTACAGTAACCGATTATGAATACTACAAAGAAATCATAGATATGTTGCTAGAAAGTGGTATTCTAGGAGAGTAACCTTTTAAGTAGGTTTTATGTATTGGTTGTATTATGGCTGCCGTGAGGAAGGGGAAGATTGTTTATAGTCCTCCTGAAAAATCATACACCAATGTAAACATTGAAGAAACACTTCATGGGTTCAAGTTGTATCGAGTAGGTGCGACTAGACCGTTTAGTGTCATTCCTTTCTCAGCCGTAAAACAAATAATATATGAGCGTGAATAAAATGACTAACAATACAACAGCCGAGACTTGCTTAAATGCATTGAATGAAACAGTAGACTGCATACCCCTAGAATCATCATCTTTACTTGGTGATATAGAGATAATCTTACTAGCGTTAGTAGGATTAGCGGGAATAGGAGTATGGCTTTACAAAAAGTTCTTAGTACTAAATGCTGACGGTAAAATAACTCTTGATGAGATTATTGATAACGTAGATGAGGTAAAAGAAAAACTTGTAGAAGCAAAAGCAGAATTAAAAACTCTAGACGAAACTCTTGAGTCCCGTAATGTTACTGAATTAAAGGCTATGCTAAAAGAAAAGGGACTTGCTGTTAGCGGTAAGAAATCAGACCTAATTGCTCGATTGAAGGCGAGTATGGATGAATGAAGATAGCGTTATTAGTATAAGATTAGATAATTTAGAAGAAACTGGAAAAAGACATGAAAGACTTATTGAACAACTAGTTCAGTCTAACATGGATATGAAAACAGGTCTTGCACAAGTGGCTACTGAATTAGAGGTTACTAATGGTCTTATTGCATCCTATATGTCAAACACTCAAAAGATTACATTGGCATTAATAGCAATAGTGGCAGGGGCTATGGGTCTATCAACGCAGATGTGATATTATGAATCAACAAGAATGGCATATATGGTGTAGAGACGTTACACAAAGATTAGCAAACCTTGAAAAGACACTAAAAGCGTATAACAAAATGCAGAAGCGTATGCTTTTTGTGATAATAACAGGAACGGTGTTAAGTAATGGTCTATTATTGTACTTCAAGTGATGTTGGTATGAGGCTTGGGCTAAACTCAGCCCAACGCACACAAGCAGCATCTAAGTTAACTCTTGCTATACGCAGGGCTACAATAGATATAGACCAAGTTTTTAGAGACTACGGTAGAAATGTACCTAGCAAATCTATAGCAGACACTACACTTAACGGTGCGGTAAGTGCGGGTGCTACTACTATTACTTTGACTAGTTCTGCTTCTTTTACTACAACAGGTAATGGAAACGTAGATGGTGATTCTTTTGCGTGGACAGGTAAAGACTCTGATAATTCTAACATACTAACGGGTGTTAGTGGTATTAGTGCAGACCACGCTACAGGCGTTACTGTTCAAGCGGGAGAGTTTGCTCACGTTCTTAGAGAAATATGTGCCGATATTGCAGCAGCCTACTATATGGAAGATGAGGGTACATTTCAAGAAAACTCTATGAGAGGTGGAGTGTTGAGAGAAAGAGGTACATTTAACCTAACTAGACTAGCCCACTTGGGTAGTGTAGATTAGGTGAGAACATGAAGGGATTTACAAAAGTACCTTATATGCATGCAGGGTTTCCTAAAATAGATGCGGTAGGTAGATTTAGACAAAATGTAGTAGAACAACTAGATACCCAACAAGAAGTACTCGACAAAGAAGTAAAAGATATGAAAAAATATCTTGGAAAACATAGTATAAGAACACCAACTAATAAATTAAAAACTAGTCGCAACACTAAAAGTCCTTTAACCTTTGATGCTTATTTAGATAAAAGCGGTTATGATAGTGCATTTCGTTTTATCAATAAAGAAATTAAAATGAAAATGGTCGAGGCTTTAGAGGCCGCATTAACTGATGCTAGTTTTAAGACTATTGACGAAGTTGTAAATATGCGTAGGGCATTCAAAGGTAAACATTCTTCCTCAGTAAGAGTAAAAAGAGATTTATATGATGTAATCGGTAATTCTTTATGGTGGGGTAGACAGGAAGGTCAACAAAAAAACCAATTTATCTCTTTTAATGCGGGTTCTTATGACGATTCTCAATCGTATAATGAAGTACCTACGGGCGTTACTGGTAGTAGGGGTGCTAATCTAACTGAGTTGACGGCAGAAGGTACAGGTAGTTTTAGAATAGACTCACACCCTCTAGGTGGAACAAAAAGATTAGTTAATCACTTAAAGAATGCAAGAGGTGGTTAATATGGGTATAGCAACAAAAACACAATATTGGAATAGTAGGATGACGGGTTCAGACCCTACTGCATTAACTGGTACATTTAATGATAGTTGGACTGCTGCCGGTAGTGGTTCAGCATCCGGTGGTGATTGGATAATTACTAACGGAACATATAGTATTACACCGGAAGCAGGTGGCTCTTACACCTTAGTTGCTGCTTTTGAATATACTACCGCACCTAGTACTAATACTGTTCTTATGACCTTAGATAATGGTACTCATAAAGTAGAGGTAAAATCAACAGGTAATAATACATCATTAAGTTTAGTAGGTGCTAGTACTGTTACTGTTAGTGATTTAGACATTAAAAAAGAAGAAGAGAAACCAGTTACTTTAATCTTAAGACTAACTTTAGAGGCAGGTGGGGCAGCAAAACTTTACACACACGAAATAGTTAACGACTTTACTGGCGCAGTTGCCTATTATAGCGTCACAGGAGCGTCTGGAAGCAGCGCATCGGTTAGTTGGGGTAATACTAGCGGCAGCGTAAAATGGTCGGCTGTATATTACTCTAAGTTCGGTGCATTTACACCCGAAGAATTACTAATATCTGACTTCGCGCAAGATACTTTGGCTAGAATGGGTCTTGGTATAGTACAGCAATTAAAAGATAGTACTAGGATGTATCTAAAAACACAAGTACCGGACTCATCAATAATATATGGTTATGATATATCTTCGCAAATGCTTAACAGAATACCTGTACCGAGCATACACGTTTTAATATCTGAGTTAAACTCGCCTAATTTTGAGTCATTAGGTGGTGCAAAAATAACACAAGAGTACGATGTTAGGGTATTTATTACTGTTAGGGGTACTAATTATGAAGATGCTTACCGAGCAGGACTTAATATTATGGGAGAAGTATTCGATGAATTATACACAAATACTGGGGTACAAGCCACAACAGACAGTATTATTTCATACGATGCTAAACTAGATTCAAAAATGGATGATGACGAGACTGTTTGTGTTCATGTATTAACCCTTACTTATATGAGAAGAATAGATATGAGACACCGATAATAATATTGATAAGGCAGTCAATCCCTCGACACACTATACTAGGGGCATTTATATGGTAGAGTTCTTAAATAGATATGTTGGAATGAAGAAAGAAGCGACGTATGGTACAGTAGCAACAGGTGCTATAACTACGTTTGAACACGGAGAAGTTGATGATGAATCATTTGCTACAAGAATGGATTTGTTGACAAGACAAGACATGAGTAGAGCAATTGTTAGTAAATCTGTAACAGGTACAGAATATTCAGAAGGTGGTTTTAGTATGGCTCTGCAAATTGATGATTTTACAGGAAATGTTTTAGCGGCATTTTTCCCTAATACAAGTTATTCAAGTCCAACACATACTTTTGAAGAACCAAGCACAAGTTCACACTCTTACAATTCATACACTTTTACAGTAGGTAGGGAAGATAGAGAGATAACTTACAAAGGAATGGTAGCAAACACATTATCGGTAACAGCAAACGTAGGAGAATACGTTATGATGAGTGCTGATTTCGTAGGCCAAAGAGAAGTAGTTAGAACGGTGGCTTCTAATTATTCTAGTGGTGCTACATCTTTAGTATTATCAGCAGGGCAAGGAGCAGGGCTGCACACATCGGGTACAGGTTTTGCAGACGGTAATGCTATTACTTGGTCTAACTTAAGCACAGACACATTAACAGTAGCAGACATAGGAACAGACGTAAGCGCAGGTTCAGTAGTGGAGATTAATCCACAAACAGTTACTTTCGCAGGAGACGCAGTTGACGCTCTTTACTTTGCTAACGGTTCAGTAAACTTTGACGATGGAACAGGCACAGCACCGGCAGCATCAGCAAGTGTTAAATCAGTTGATTTCCAAATAAACCTAAATCCCGATACAGATAACGCATACGCAATAGGAGACAGTACATACGGTAGCCAACCAAAAATGCAGCGAAGAGAAATCACAGGAACAGTTGAGTTTAACAAAGTTGTGTACTTAGACCAAACACTAGATGAGCCGGATTATTCAGCATTAGTTTCATCAGATGGATTAGATTATTCAGACGCAGCAGCAGACCCAACAATGGTACTAAAGTTTACCGATGAAGCGGGTACAAACCACATTACCTTTAACTTCTATCACATTAGATGGGAAACACCTACTGCTAACGTAAGCGGAAGAGATACAAATACAATGAGTGTTGGTTTCGTAGCACTATATGATGCAACAGGAAGTGGCGCAGATAAGGCTATGAATGTAACAATGCGTGGCTCTGATAAAACGTCTGCATACTAAGGTGATTAAATGAAAGATTTTATAGATTCATTAAATAGAGATATACCGGAACACATGATGGAAACACTTTTATCTATGACTGATAAAAGAAAGGTTATGAAGTATTGTAAACAATACCCAATGTTAAAAGTAAAACCTAAAGTTGTTAAAAAGGTAGAAGAAAAACCTAAACCTAAAGTTTCTTTACCCGTAAAAGAAAAGAAAGAAGAGTAATTCTTTATTAAAGGAATACGTCTTACAACAACTAGCGAGAGCGAGAGTGTGGTATTATGCCAGTAATGAAAAAAGAAATAGAGTTAGAAGATGGAACAAAGATTTGGGTTAGACAAGCATCCGGTATGGAAAAGTTGGCAGTAACTACTGCACAAGGTAAAGCGTTTAGAAAAATGCGCCACGCAGGTGAACCGGAAAATTGGACAGACGAACAAAACCAAGAGTTTACGGATTTAGTTGAGGAATATGGTGGTAGCGTTACCACACAAATGAAAGAGTGGATTCCTAATTGTATATTAGATGAAGGTATTGACATCAACACATTAACCTCAGACGAATTATTAACAATATTATACTTTGTAAGAGGGGATGAACAGGATGGCGCTATCCCTTTGTAGACTTTATTAGAGTAGCCCCCTCTCTATGTATGGCCTTTAAGGGGGTTTTACCCTCTGATTTATGGTTAAAATATAACGTAAAGGGCGGTAGGTATTTACTAGAATTAGATTTGTTAATAGCGGCAGAAATAAATGATAAAATATCAGATGTGTCAACCGAAGCAAGCAAGAAAAATGCTATGGGTGCTGTCGCTAGACGTGACCAAAGAAGGGAAAAACGCAAACTATTATCAAACAACAACGACCTACTTAATATATTGAGAGATAGCGGAGTGCCTGTTGAGGGCAAGAGTAGAGAGGATTAAAATGATAGAAAGTACATTTTTGCCTTATCTAACTACTATATTTCCAATAGTATGTGCTATTACTTTACTAGTTCTACGTGCCGGTGCGTCTAGGGTTTTCTTCGACATTGTGGGTACTTTCCAAGCAGATAGATTAATTCAAGATGCTAAAGCGTCAAAGGCAGTTTTTGAGGCTTTATACTTAGATACTTTTACGGGTATTCAAGAAGCAGGGCAAGAAGTAGGTGATATGTTTACTGATATGTTAGACGTTGTTATTCCTATAACAGAAGAAATAGAAGAAGCAAGAATACAATTGGAAAAGTTTTTAGATGCGCCCGCAAGTCAAATGGGAGAATTGGCCGATGATATTCAAGATATAGGTCTTGAGTTTGGTTTTGCTGCTGACGCTGCTATGGAAGCCGGCGCTAAAATGGCTCAATTGTCCGGTGTTTTAGGTACTGCTTCTTTACCTATTGGTACAGAAGTAGGTATGATGTTTGGTCTTATATCCGGTATGGAAACCGACGTAGCCATGCAAAGACTAATTAACTTACAACAACAGACTAAGTTTATGACAGAAAATATTACAGAAGAGATGAGCGAAAGAGAAAAAGCAAATCAAATACGTAGAGATTCTATACGGGTGTTAGACCAACTTAACACCGTCGAAAATAGGTCGGTTGCTACGATGGAGCAAATTACTTTCGTTATGAATCAATTCGCGTCACAGGCTGAGTTGACTAACGAAAGCATAGCAAGTATGGCTGCATTATCCGCTACACTTATTGAAGCAGGTGAAGAACAAGGTAAGGGTGGTCGTGCTTTGCGTATGATGTACGCTAGGCTTGGTGCTGATATTAACGGTTCAAGAAAAGCAGTTGAAGATTTAGGTATTGCTGTTGCTGATAACGAAGGAAACATGAGGGCGCTTTCAGATGTTCTTGTTGACCTAGCAGCCGCTTATCATACAATGTCCGGTGAAGAACAAACTGCTTTGGCTCAAACAGTAGCGGGTAACAGACATTATACTCGACTGATTAAATTATTAGAAAACGTAGATAGGGTAAAAGAACTAGAGTTTGAAGCAACAATCGCTATGTTCCCTGCTATGGATGAAATAGACAGAAGAAGGGACACAGAATTATTTAAGTTACAGAAAGCGCAATCAGAATACAAAAACTATACTGGGTTGATAGGTGAAGAGTTACTACCTGTTTTAACATCTGTAACTAAAAAACAAACTGAGTTTACAAAGTCTCTATTAAGTTTTATAGATACTCCTGTTATCGGAGATATGTTAAAAGGAACAATAGGACTTGTTAAAACAATGCAAGCGTTTGCCGGACCTGCTGCCACAATGTTATTATCTTTAGCAAATATAAACGTGGCTTTACAGACACAAGCCGCAATTTCTAGGGCTTTGAACGGAGAGCAAATTGCTAGATTAGATGGTGATGCCGCAACCGGCAAAGGTTTAATTAATGAAATTGCTTTACGAAAACAACTTAGTAGGCAACTACAAGTTGAGGAAATACTAAAAAAGAGAGCAAGACGTGACGAATTAAACGCTGGAAAACTAATAAATAAAACAATGGTTAAACAAGCAGAAGCGGCTTTAGAGAAAAATATTGGTAAACTAAGAGAAGAAAAAATAGAACACGATAAAATACGTGTTCTTCTTGGTATTAAAATTACTCAGTTTGACAGATTAAATGGTCAAAAGGAACGTACTGCCGCAGAAACAAGAAGGTTAAAAAAATTAGAAGGAGAGATAGTAACACTAAATAAACAAAACGTAACTTCCGAAAGAAGAAAACTTGAATTAAAAAGGGCGCAAGAACCTCTAGAAGCAAAAATATTTGCGTTTAAGGAAAAAGAAGCAAGAAGAAGTGCGTATTTTGCTGAGTTGGAAGTATTAAAAATTAAAAATAAGTCAAAAGAAATGTTAAATATGGTGGCCGCAGTAGGTTCAATAGGTACTCTCTTTATGATGCTTCCTGATAAAATGATACCATTTATTGATAAACAAGAGCAAATGAAATATGGTATGATGTTAAATGCTGCCGCTTTTGGTATGCAAACTATTGCTATGGTTAAAAACTCAATCGCTGCTGCGGCAAATGCGGCAAGCACAGTAGTTTTAACAAAGGCACAAATAGCCGAAGGAATTGCTTTAGGTTTTACTACTCAAGAAATTGCTGAACAGTCGGGGATGACTCTTGCTTTAGTAGAAGCACAAGTAGGCGCAACGGCCTCTACTACTGCTTTAACAGCAGCGCAAGCGAATTATGCTGCATCAATAGCCCCTACTGGCGTAATGGCAAGAATAGGTGCGTTTGCAGCAGCAATACCCAAACCCGTACAAATTATGTTAGCAGTAGGGGCTATTGCACTTCTAGCAAAAGGTTTTAGCAAACTTAAAAAAAGTACAAAGGATGCAGAGAAATCATTATCAGATTTTAATAAAGTTTCACTAGATACTGAAATGGTAATGGAGTTTGTAAAAGATAATGATTTAGATATAAATGAAGCATTAAAAGAAAGGACTAGGATTTATGAAACAATAAAGGATTCAGAAGATGAGATTTTACAATCAAAGGCTGAGGGCTTATTAATAGAAATGAAAGCATTAGAAAATGCAAGAAGAATTAAAGCCTTTAGTGATGAAAGTTTTGATATGACTGTGGCGAAAGATTTGTTTGCGCTACAAAAACAAGAACAAGATTTGTTGAAGGGAGGAAGAGGATTGCCGACAAGTTTAGGCGACCTTAATGAACGAATTGCTATGTCTCTTGGTTTTAGTGGTAAAGGTTTAGGTGGACCAATTGAACAAACAAGAAAAGAAATAGAGAAGTTTAAGAATGAATATGTAGATTTGGCGGCATTTATAGATTTGCATAAAATTACCACTTTTGAAGAATTAGAAGTAACTGCTGAAACTTTTGGTACAACTATTAGAGAGTTAATGAATAAAGAAGAAGAAGCAGTTATGAATCTAACTACTTCATACTCACTATTAAGTAGTGAAGTTGAGGGCTTTGCTAATACTAGGGAAGAAATGTTCTATGGGTTTGATAGAAATAATTTGACAGGAGACTTGGTTAGACAGGTTACACAACAAGGGGTTGAAACATTAATTACTAATACGGAATTAATAATGACAAATAATTTTAATGGTATAACCGACGTACAAAATATAGTAGATACTATAATTGATGAATTAGAGAGTAGAGGGATAGCGCAGGGTTCGGTGTGAGTGAATGGTAAGAAGTGTAACAAAAAAATATCAGATATGGCTTGCGGGTTTTTATGATGATTTTAACGGTGCGAGAGCAATACCGGATTACTTACAACTACCTTCTGATACATCATACTCAGTAACACTAAGTCATTTTGGAAATCCTATGAATGGCGAGGCTTCTCTTAATCCTCGCTATCGTTGGTCTATTGTAGAAAGGGAATTAAAGACTAACCACGACGATACACTTTTGGGTACAAACGATGTAAATAGATATTTACGTAACAACGGGGTGTTTGAGTGGTTAAGTAGAGATTCTAAAAGAAATAGTTATGACGAATGGGAAGGTAGGGTACAACTACAATACCCCGATGGACACGTTGCTAACAGATACAGATTTGGTGGTAGTACATCCGAAGGAGACGTAGGGTATCAGAGATTTGTTAATGGACACAATACTGCTGCTTCTTACATAGTACCTGTTGGTGCAAACGACGCAACATTTGGTAGAGCAGACATGAAAAGATTTGACGCTACAAACTATGCAGCAGAAAACGCAGGGTTTATTTCTACCACAGGAGATTTTGTACAAAGAGCGCACCTTACAGGTTCTTGGATGGGAGAAAAAATAACCCAAACCACATCCGAATACAATACTGTTGATGGAGATAATAACCACACAACTTCCCCGTCTAAAGTATTTGCCGAAGTCACTTCTCCCGCAAAAAAACCCTTTTTATGTGTTCAGACCGTAAGAAAGACCCACGATTCTTCTAGTATTATACCTGCAATTATTTACGATGGACACTTAAACTCAAGATTAGAAAGAGATACTTTTACCGCAAGAATAGCACTAAGAAGTTTTATCGCAAAAGGTTCAACTGATTGGACTAAAGTAGGAATACAATTTGAAATAGGTTTTGCTGCTACACAAGCGGGATTATTAAACGATACGGGTTACACAGGTACACCTGAAATAGATTACATCTTAAAATTAAATGATACTAACGAACCACAGTACGATACTTTGGGATTACTATATGATGGTAGTACGGCGCAAAGTTATACTAACGATAACACTTGGTTAGACATTGACTTTGTTATGAAATATGCAACAGGTAAATATGATGTTTACTTAAACGGTACTAGAATAGAAACCGACCTTGCTTTGGCTAGTGGTACTAGTGTAACACCTGCAAATCTATATGGCTTTCAAATAACTACCAACACAAGACAAGGTTTAGCCGCTAATCAAGGTTATGTTTCTTATCTTATGCTAGATAGAGTAGGTATGGTTAGGTGTCTTACTGACGACATTACTACTACTGACGAAGTGCAAATTAAATCTCTAAGAAATAATAGGGGTGTAAACTCAGTAAGTACTTGTAACGTAGTTATAACTGATGATGCGGATAGGACAAACGGTAATACTGGGTTACTCGCAACAGATTATGTAGAAAACTTAAAAGATTTATTTGTTACTGATTCTCCTTTAGATTGGGAATTATTAGTGTTTAGTGATACGAATAGTAGGATAGATAGACCTGTATGGAGAGGTACAGTTAATAGTTTTAAGATAAATCAAAATAAAAGAACTAGGGAAATACAATTTAGTGCTAACGATGGATTGAGATTTTTAGACAATCAAGTGCCACTTTGGGAAATAGGGCAGGAAGGATTAAATGATAACTTAGGTAAAACACCTTATTGGTTGTATGATGCACAGGGTTTTAAGGAAATAATGAACTTAGGTGCAACAAAATTAAAATTAACAGGTAGTGATGTTGGGTTTGAAAGAGATAGTAGTTATTTAGAAACGTCAACACAAAGAATGCAAAGTAATTCCGGTTTACCTATACAAATGTATAACAATGAAAATCCTATATACGGACCAAATGACATAGAAAATTATTATGAGGGTGTGGGTATAATAGGTTTTCAAAAAGATACTTCGGGTAATACCTTGGTATATATGAATGATGATTCGCATACTATAACTACTTCTTCAACAGTAAGTATATTAGGAACAAAACATAATGCTACTAATATAAGTCCTACCGCAGTCTCAGTAGACAAACTAACTTTAACTTTTGCTTCCGGTGATTTGCCTTTTTCTGCGGAAACAGCAAAAATAATATACATAGGAAAATATGAGCCACCTACTGAATTAGACCACACGAATTGGCAAATAAGTAATACTTTAACTGATGTTTATAGAAACTCCACGTATTTTCCCGCTTGGTATAAACACTTAACTCCTAAAAGTGGCCCTTGGTATATGAATGTGTTTTTCGATGCAGACCCTAGTTTAGAAGTTGGTGATTATTTTTACATTAATCAAGAGGCTATGGATAACTCAACAGCACTTAACTCAGCATATACAGGTAGGCTCAAAGTTAAAAGTGTTAGAAAAATACAAAGTATTTATACTAATTACTTTACACAACCCGAAAAAGGCGGTACTTACGGGGCTTACATTACCTCACCTACATATATATGGGCGGTACAAACATTTACTCCATACCCTTCATCTTTAACAGAACATGGTGTTTACACGCCCGAAACTACATTAGATGGCGCACTTTCTTCCGGTGCATCTAGTATCACATTAACTGATGCTTCTAATTTTGGCACTTCGGGAACAGGAATAATAATAATACCTACTTATTTTAATAACATACCTACTAACCTAGATACATGGGGAACTGTAGATGTAGATTATGATGTATTTACTTGGACAGGAAAAAGCAGTAACACTTTAACTGGTGTTAGTGGGGTAGGTGTTTCTCATTTAGATAATGCAGTTGTTTTCCAACATTTTCCTAAACCGGCAGATGATTTATTAGTTAATAATGAAAGATTTCAATGGTCTAAAGATACTTCCGCAACAGTAATTGGTACATTTACTGATACAACAGAACCCATAAAACACAGGGTTATACAGGCTAGGTGGATGAGAGATTTACCTTTATCCTTATGGTTTAAGTATCAATTTGGTATAGTAAAAAAAGACCCTGTTAACAATACTATTACAGGTACGGCAAATCAATATGGTTTAATACATCAAGGGGCAGACCAAACCCTAAACTCAAGTACGACTAGTATAAGAGTAACACAAACTACATACGATTCAGCCCCAGTTAGCGGTGTTGCTGAATTATGGAAAGCACCAACTACACCTTTGATAACGGCATCTGATAATGTTTATCAAGAAAAGTTTATTTATACCGGAAAACAAACTACTGGGGGTATTTATTATTTGACAGGTGTTAAGTATATTACAGGTAGTTATACTACATCAGATGCAAGCAGTTCTCCACCATATTACTACTTAAAGTTCCAAGACCATAAAGATGATTACAAACACATTTGGTTACTTTGGGCTGACATGAGAAATAACGGACAGGCAAACGCAGACGGTGAGTTAAGAAAAGAAAGTTTTGGTTTGCAGTACCCACTAAGAGATAATTATGAATTACAAATGTATTTTGCAGACCAATTTGATGAAAATGGTAACGTAGATAAGTTTGGTAGCCTTAACATAGGAGAAGATATACATATATGGAATATGGATGCCACTAATGACCCTATTACAAATGGTCCATTTTCTAAACCCGCAGATTATTCTTCCGGTGTTGTAGTTACTAGTCTAGCAGATGCAAGCGGTAAATTAAAAATACTAACTTCTGACACAGGTACAGTAGCCGTAGGAGATTACATACACCTAACAGGTAGTCTTAATCACGATGGGATGCATAGGGTTGCTACAGGCGGATTGAGTAGTAATACTCATTTTATCACCGAAACTACATATGTTAGTACTACCTTAAATGCAGGTGGTGGGAAATATTATACCACAACAGGTAGCGATAAGGATTTATCGGTGTACCAAGATTGGGAGGACAAAGGCGGCTCTTTCTTAGTTATAGATGCTTCGCCTTTCTTTAACCTTAATACTAATGCTAACGGTAGTAAGACGGGGCAGACTTCCGGTGGAAGAACAGACCTAACTGATTACGTACAAGAAAGAGAGGGTTTCCCTGCACTAATAGATAATTATTGGGCGGAAGCATTACCTTCTTATCAAACCACAGGTGATATAACATTAGAACATCCGGCACAGTATAGGCTACTTTCTGATGCTTCATTAGCAAGTGATAATTTACAAAATGGCTACAAAGGATTACCTATTGATGACCCTAGTAAGTTTGATGATAGCGGGGTAGGAAAAATAATAGAAAGACTAGAAAATACTGATACAGCCGACCCCGAATATTTATTTTTATGGCATAGCAAACTAGATACAAAATACACTTCTACAGGTGGTTCACAAATCCAAACTGCGATAGATGGGGGGGCTAACACCCAAGTTCAATACGGTGTAGGTAATACGTTTGTATCTAGTGGATTAAAAGAAGGTATGTTAATTAATAATATAAGAAGCGGTACTGTTACCCCACAATACATAATTGAAGTTGTATCTGATTTAATCTTAAAGGTAAGTGGCGTTTGGCAAGGAGGCGATACTTTTGAAGTGCCACCACAATTAGGGAAAGTGTATATAGCACCGTCTGATGACATAACGGTTACTGCTGCTGATGATTTAACTTCTTTAGAGCAACAAGTTAGAGATTCATTTGCGGCAACAGCCCAAACTTGGGATGATTACGGCTTAACTGGTCTTAGTATAGAAGAGGGGAAGGAAATTGAAGTTCACTCCACAGTTCATTCAGCATTTATGCTTAGATTATTAATGCACCTAAAAGGTAATATTAAAAATAAAAATAGTGGTACTTTTTGGGAAAGCGATAAGTTTAGAACACTATGGAATGCTGCAATTATGGACACTTGGTTGCCACCAACAACAGTTAGAAACATTTACGATATTAATAATATACCTATTACTTCTAAGATGAGTACCTATAACTCTACTACTAGTAGCGATAGTTACGGTTCGGTAGTTGACAGTAGAGGTAGTACATTTTTAAGTACAATTAAAAAAATACACAACAATAGTGGTATAGGTACAGAAAATAACCTTAATACTACTTTTTCTTATCTAGTAGGTAAAGATAATAGGTTTGAGTTTAGACCTAAATACAATAGTAATATATCTTTTACTAGAAATAATATAACTATGAATAATATGGCTGCAAACATTTCTTCACAAGTTACTAATGTTCGTGTGTATTATAACAACGGACAAAGTTTTGTGGATTATCCGGCCACAAACCTTACAGACACTACTAGGTGGAAGATATTACAATTCCCTAAAGTAACACAAAGTTTTGAGGCAACAGTTTTGGCTAAAAAAGAATATGACAACTATAAAAAATCTCCCTTAAAAATAAATGTAAGTCCAATTTTAGATGGAAATTACAAAATGATAGAAACAGGTAGGCATGGTTACATAGCAGATTCTTATGTTGCTTTAGAAGGTACAGATGATGATTACACTAAAGTGTGTAACTGGACTAGATTAGGTACAGGTGGTGCGTTGTTTAATGGTATGGTAAACGCATTAGACGGAAACATGAAAACATCTACTAATTTGTATGCAAGGTATGGTGTAAGTAAAGACGCTACGACAAGTGGCGATATTTCTTGGAATGACAACTATTATTGGTATGGTAGTGGTTCAGTATCTAATGCTGTACAAATAGTGCATATACCTAACAACACCCCACTTGTTAGCGATAATCATTCACATCCTATGCGTATATGGGTAGATTTGAAAAGCGGTCAATCAGGAACAGATATAGACAATGCTGAGTTTACTATACACGTAGCAGATTATTCCTTTTCCGGTGAAACTAGAACAGCGACAAGTCAAAGTGCAGCAAGCGTAAATGTAAAACATAGTGGTTTTTATGAGTTGGCTTTACCTTCGACATATAGTGATACAAGCGTAGGTAACATGGTAGTTAGTTTTAACGCAGAATATTGTAGGGCTTTATTACGTCATAGATGTGGCGACCCAACAGACGCTAATATCTTAGCACAAGTAGCAACAAACACTAACACAATATTCCCTCTAGGTATGAGAGAATACAGCGAAATGGGTGGATTTAAGACTACTAGAGCAGAATGGTATGCACCTAAGATTCTAATAACAAAAGACTTGTCTTACACCCCCGCTACTTATGTAACAATGACTGATGCAGGATTAGGTATGGCTACGGCAGAAACTATGGTTATACAAAGAGTTGAGTGGTCTATTAGTGCGGGAAGAACAGAAGATGTAAAATTAACATTAGAAAGAAATGAATCAATTGGCGCTCAAGGTATTATTGCTAGATTATACGCACAGAATAATGATGATTTACAAGTAGGGCAAGATTTAGGACAACAATCGGGAACAGGAAGTGTATTAGACGGTAATAACGAAGATGTAACAATACCCAATAATCCTAGCAACGAAGCATTAGACGATGACACTCAAAAGAAACAAAATGGTACGGAAGATGGTAATGCAGAAGCGACGGATAGTTTTTCTAGGGGTAAAAGAAGTCCTGCATTAAGTAGGGGTAGTAGAATGAGTCTACAAAACGATTTCTTATCTGCTAATAGTAAGTTTTCTATATTAGGCCAAGAGAGAATACCAATTACACCTTCTAACATGAGAAGTATAGAAGGTATGGATGTTGAAATAACCCCTATATCGGGTAGTGCTGTTGTAACATCAGAAGGATATATTTTTGCTAGTAAGGGATTACAAGATACTGATGATTCTTCTATAACTAATCAAGAAGTATCTATTGAAACGTCATTCGTAGTACCTAGTGATATAATGAATAATATCTTATCTATACAAGCGTCATTAAGCAACGGTGGTATCTATAATGATAATAGCGTTGTGGTGTTATACATAACAGCAACTTGTTTAGAGACAAACACTAGTGTTGAACACACAGTAAGGGTGGGTGGTGGTATAGAAAAGAAAACTATATCTCTAATGCCTACTACTATATTAAATGGTTTAGATACTGTTGGTAATAATATTAAGATAACAATAACTAGAAAACCAAATGTAGGTAATGATAAATCCACATCATCATTAGTACTACATAATTTAGAAGTAAATATGAGACGAGCCGCAGCCAATACCAAATCTAACTCTAGTCAATTTTCTACTATCACTTAAGTGGTACATCGTCTAGATTATTTCTAAGGGCTAGTATATCTTGCGCTCTTTGTCTGCCTACACCTTTGACAGCCATAACTGCTTTTTGTGTAGTCCTAAGTCTTAGTAGTTTAGGTATGCTACCAAACTCTTCTAACAAATCCTTAGCCATAGTAGGTGTTACTCCTTTTACAGAAGATAAGATTTGGATTCTTGGGTCTAAATCGCTCTTTTTTATGGCTTTTTGTGTATCAGAATCGTGTCTAGAAAAAGCCATTCCTAGTTGGGTATGATTTACTACTAACCATTCAATAAACTCTTCCATTGTAGCCAGTTCCATATACTTAATTTTAGGGAATCTTTGATGAAATGTCATCTTGAATTGCGTATTTACTTTTTTCATTCTAGCCATTTCCATAGCAGTTTGTTTTGCTGTCGGCCTACCCCCATGAACATAGGGTTTTAATTTTGTACCGTACACTACTAAGACTGGGTTTTCGTAGTTGTCTTGTAAATCTCTTAACTGAGATACGATAGTTCTATTCCTACCAATACCAAGAATAGAACGGTATAAATCATTAATCTCTTTGGCTTCAACGCCCCAATCTCCCATAGCATAATCAGCACTCACCATTCTACATACTTTTACGTTATTTTCACCCATACGCATTAACAACTTATTAACTACTTTAGGGTTTTCTCTATCATCTACTAGTAACATCTTACCATCCTAATGTATGGTAGACTTCTCCCTCTAATATAATGATATGTGAATTACAACTTCTGCAATACTTTTCTCTTTCTGTTTTTAGTGTCCAATCGTGCTTACATAAGTTGCAGCATTCCATTTCTTTTTCCGTTAAATTAATTAAGTTCATCATTTTTATTCTCTCCTTGTACCGTCATCTCTCCAACAAGAACCTTTACATCCTACGTTAGTAGATAGCCAAGAACAAGACGGTGGTTGTTCGTGGTCTATGATAGAAAATAATTGCATCCTAGACATACTAGGTTTGAAGTCTCTCCACTTTAGTTTTTCGATAAAAGCAACTGCTTCGTCTACTATCTTTCTTTTGTCAGTCATAGACAAAGTTTTTGGGTCAGCAAAGAGTCTAAGATTTTCTACTAAATGATACCCTAAAGCCAACCTAACAGGGTGTTTAGGGTTTTCGTGAGTCATAGCAGAAGCGATACATGGTGGTACGGGTATTTGACCGGAAGAAGTGATTTCTCCGTGAAATACATTAGTGTTTAGTTCTTTAGGTATTGGGTTGTTAGCAATCCATTTTACTATATCAAAATCACTATCTACAACTTTACCTCTAAATGGGTCATGTATATTGTAATCTTTGTTGGGTGTAGTAGGAATATCATAATTTAGTGGGTCTTTTACAAAATCTTCGGTAGGTATATTGACTGCCCATCTACCTCTCTTCGTGTTGTAGGTGTTTGGTATTCTAGTAAGTTTTTGTGGGTGTCCTACACCATCTAATGTAGGTAAATCCTTAGCCACACTTCTTTCGTACCTATCTATGTGTTTAGCGATACTAGTACCGATTACAGGCCGCTTAAACATTTGGTGTACATGAAAACCCCTACCTGTAAATACAGTTCTTATATCACCGTCTAGTCGAGATATGAGCGTAGCAACGTCATTCTTTACATCATCCATAGAGCCACCTTCTTCAATGTCAAAATCCCACCATGCTCTATCCATAATAACACTCTCTACATCGTATTTCCAAGGTCTTGTCGGGTCTTTTCTTTGGAACGCATAGAGGGAAGTGTAACAGGATGCTTTTCCGTTTACCTTATCTATGTATTCATCAAAACTTTTACGGGAAAAACATTGTGAACGGCGAAGCCCAATCTCTCTAGGGAATAATAACATATATCATTCCACCGCAAAAGTATAAGTTGCGCCACACGAACAGGCTAATAACGTCATCAATTCCGGTTTGTGTCCTTCTTGTCCAGTTATTCTCCAAACTTCTTCTTCGCCTTCCCAAGCATCCATTTCTCCACAAGATTGACATATTATTTCCGGTTTATTCATCTGTATTCCACTCCTTAATGCCGTTCAATTCTGCCTCACAATCTAGTGAAAAATCACACCACATTGGGCAGAAATAATCATTCCAATTCATAGGCCATTGTTGGGAAGTAAGAGACTCAATAGTGTCATATAATGATTCCTCAAATATTTTATACGACCTTTCTCTAAATGGCTCTAAAAGAGCGAAACCTTTCTCCGCACCAATCCACATAGTTTTACCTCTCTTATTACCTTCCAATAATAATTTATCTTCTACGTCATATTCGTAATCGGGACTAATGTATAAGAAGTGAGAGACTTCATCATAATCTAATTTTCTAAGTAATCTTGTATAGTAAACTAATTCTTTACGGGTTCTACTTAATTTAGACATAGACATATTACCCGTCTTTAATTCTACTAAAATCAACTGTTTTGTATCGGGATGTCTAAGCACTCCATCTATCAAACCAACCCATACAACGGGCTGTCCGTTTAACTCTTCATAAACTTGATGCTTTACTTCTGCCTCTACAACCTCAAAGCCGCCCATATCATAGGCTATTTGATGCAATAGAAGGTTTAATGAATCAACTCCGTCATCGTCTGCTACGCCTTCTTCTGCTGCCGCTTCCATCAGCACGTCAGCACCGTCTAATAAACCTCTCTCCATAACATTATGTATGGCGACACCACGAATCATTTCTTCTGTACGCGGTGGGGTAGGTATATCAGCAACATAGCGCCAATAATATTGTCTAGGACACATATTGTAAGTCATAAAGGATGACTTACTTACTCTTAAGGAAGAATTATTACTTGGTATATATGATGATTCTTTTATTTGTTCTTCACTCGCTTTCATCGGAAACAACTCCGTTATCCCAATCCTCAAAAGAAGTTTGGCTCTTACCGAACAAATCCGAACCACACATAGGACACATATCTTCTACTGGTATATTAGGTAATAATGGCCTCATAATTTCTTCGCCACAAGAATGACAAGAAACTCTATCCATTTTATCTATATCAATCAACAAGTTATACATCATACTTTGTAATTTTACTATATCTATACTCATATGTTGTATTATATTGACAGTCTCTCGCATAAACATCTGCACATCATCATCTTTCATATTTATCTCACCTTATTACTACTATTATAAAGTTTTATACCCAACCCATGTTTGCCAAACCATTTCTAGCATTTTCTATCGGTTGCGTACTCCACCCTGCCAAATCAAAGTATGGCTTTATTTTTTTTATGACAAATCTATCTACCATAACCTTACTACCTATGGTTTCTATTCCCTCTACATCCTTTGGATTGTCAAATGCTATATACTTACCATTTTCATTTAAGGTAACTAAAAAGAATGAGCCTTTTCTATATCCTTTTCCTAGATACTCGTTAGCCCATGCCGCACCTGCTGATGAGCCGGACAGTACTTTATACTGGCTTATATCTCTCTCTAATTTACCCTTCATACATAGGTCTATTGGGTCTGTTTCTCCCTTGATTACTGAATCTACCATAGCAGACAGTCTATCGGTTACAGCAGACTCTTGTTCATTAGTTAATATTCCGGTAATAGTATCTAACATAGCCGCCTTCATAACAGGTGGCATTCTACTTTGTTTCATCTCAATACCTTTAACGTAAATATTCGGTTCGTGATACTCACCATCAGTCCAAGTAACCATACCTGTGTATCTATTCTTAGCCACCATTATTATGCGAGAACACCACTTCTCAAACTCAGTAACAATAGGTTTCATTCTTTCATTAATTAACTCTAATTTTTGTAGACCCTCTTCCGGTGTAGGTATGACGCAGAATACAGAATCAGTATGTCCATAAATAACGTCAAACCCTACCCTTTTAGCCTCATCCATAAGTTGTCCTAGAGTCTGCCTAGACGTGTATGTAATAGCAGCCGCTATTTCGGGGTGATACATACCAAACTTAGCATCTCCCGCTACACCATACATAGAAGCAACAAGAGTCTTGGCTGCAAACTGCATACAATCCCACTTCTTTTTCTCATCACCTTCGGTCATAATCATCTTCATCTTAAACTCACTCCTAAAGCCAGTCATCAATTCCATTTGTCTTACTAGTAATCCTTGTTCTCCCTGTGTGAACTTAGAGCCATTACCACAATCTACACCGTTCTCATCTAGCGTGTCCCAACTGATGTTATATTTAGCAGCATTGGAATGATACATGGCTCTTATATCTAAGATACCTACGTTATCATATACACCTGCCTCTACCTTTAGAATCTCAGCACCCTCATAATCTACTTTAGCGAATTGAGGTTGCGAAGGTATTTTTCTATCAAACTGTTTATCTCTTAAAACTAAGTTAGTAAACATCTTAGTGATAAAGGGCGTACTTTTTATCTCACATTGTACGATATGTTGTAGGGCTGTATAGTAATCCAATGCGTTTACTGCATCGTCTAACTTAGGTAGTAACCTAACGTCTTGTCTACAATAATGTATGTACAAATCCCTATCTTCATACCAAGATTCGTCGTGTCCTTTTTCTAACTCAACTTTCTTTTCCCCTAATATTTCTTCCGCTACGTCGTTTAGTTTGTAAGAAGGTAGTTTTCCATTCTTCATCTCCCATAGTTTAGAAACAGCAAGCATCAAGTCTATACAGTTTCTACCCACTATTGGCTGTTCCCAGTCTCCATACTCATACCTTAATCTCCTAAGAGGGGAGAGAGCATAAGAAGGTAGACCACAGGCTCTAGTACGCTCGACTATCTGCTTTATGTCAGCACCTACTACATACCACCCCGTAATAATATCGGGGTCGCAGTTCTTTAGTATTCTCATAAAATGTATAAGCATGGAACGCTCACTAGGGAATCCCATAGCGGGTGTTTCGTACTTGTATTCTCCCAACTCAGAATACGGTACTCCTTCACCATCTTTCAAGTCTCTATCAGAAAGTGTCTTTTCGACAAACCATACATATTCTTTTCCGGTAAAATTATCATAGGCTACAATTACTCTCATGTGTCCTGTCGTTGGCGACCATTCACAATCAAGATACCATGTTCTATGTTTATAGTTAGGTATAGGTTCGTTACCATCGTTAATATAATCACACAGCACTTTATTTGTGTAGGGTATGTTTGCCTCCCATGTAGAACCTACATAAGACATTTGCCTTACATCGTGTGGTGTAGCACAGTATACTTTAGTCAGAGACTCGCCATACAATCCAGTATAACCTGCCTCAGTTCTTACTGCCTCTGCAACATATGGTACGTTAGCATCTTCTATGTAACAGTAAGGCCAGTAACCACTAATAGTTTTCTCGTATCTTTTACCATTACTATCTCTAGCCCTTATGAGAACATTTCTACCATTGGTTTTTTCTACAATCATTCCACATCATGCCTAAACATTTTAAGGTCATTACAATGCTCGCATTCATATATTTCAGCATTTTCTATATGTTCTACAAAAACCCAAGAGAAAGTAGCCCCGCATCTTTCGCAGTTAGGCCAACGCTGTGTGTAATTAACCATATCAATCCAACCTTCTAGCCCCTCTACTACGGGTATCAATGTTATGGCGACGTAGCCAGTTATTGATGCACATTGGTGTTACTCCACATTCAATAGCAATAGTTTGCATATTCTTATTGTGTTTTACATACTGTGCGTGTAGCCACTCATAATCTCTATACAGAGGTTGTGAGTCAGTAGGTATGATAGTAATAGTAACCTCGTACCCGTCAATCATTCTTTTGTTTTTCCCTAATTCTAATCCTGTCATTTCTATGTCCATTCAATCACCCCAAGTTACCTGCTTGGAAAATAAAGTCGCCATCACCCAATGTAATTAGCATTCTAATACCCTGTCCTTCGGGTACAAAGTTAAAAAAGTGTATATCAGCCGTTCCTGTCAACTCTTTGAAAACATACTCTAAGCCGCCATTGTAGTCGGCTTCAAATATATCTTGTGGTTTTGGGTCAATCTGTGAGATAGTTTTACCTTTAAGTTGTTTTCCAACCTCTACACATAAACCATTTTCGTCAGAAATTATTCTGTATTTGTTATATCTTTGATTATTCATATTGTCGCATCTAAACGCTTCGTATAAGGTAGTGGTATCAATACCCTCCCAAGATGCAAACGGCTTTCTTTTAGCACCACTATTGAGCATATATGTTGTATCAGTCAAGTCTATCTTCGTAGCCAACCTAACAGATTTCGCTTCCCACTCTGCTACATTAGAAGATGTGTGAGGAAATGCTAGAGCCTTATCAGAAGAAGTCATAGTAGTTTGTTTGTTAGATGATTTTAAGATAATTTTATCTTCTCCAATATCCAACCTAATAACACCACCATGATATTTCAACGCACCTAAGAATGCCTCTATATCAGATATAGCAAAGTCTCCTTCACCGGAACAAGGTATAGACAACAAAGTCAATGAAGTAAGGCCATCTTTGACAAGAGAGCAAGCAGTAAGTCTACCACTTGCTGCTCTCATCATTAAAGAATGAACCTGTGGTGTTACTTTTCCCGAAACATTTTGTTTTCTTTGGGACAAGGTAAGTAACCACGTTAAAGACGTGCCATCAACGGTAATCATATAATCACTCCATAAACGGTAGACCTAACCACTCTACGTTACCATTGGAAACTTTTAGAATGTCGTGCTTTGTACCCACCATTTCTATGTTGTTACCTTTCATTTCTTCTATGGTAGCACGTACAACCCATTCACCTTCGTTGAGTGTTCTATCACCCTCAACACCGGAAGCAGGGTCAGCCTTCTTCATGTATCGGTTTAGGAAAACTTGTTGTGAGAACTTACGCATAGTACCCTTTTCCCATTCCGGTCTAAAACCAACAGTCATTAGTACCTTTTTACCTGTACCGTCATCCATATATTGTTGTACTGCCTTGAGATGGAAAGTAAAGTAAACTTTAGCCACGTTAAGACTGTGTAATCTAGTCAGAACATTTCTGTAAAGCCTGTTTCTCTCTCGCCATTCTTTTTGGTTAAAAGTACCATCTTCTGTTTCAATGACACCACGACTTAGTAATGATGCTCTCATAGCGTGTTCACACCATTTCAAGAATGTAGAACCACCATCAAAGATGACACCACCTACTGAGTCGGGGTCATTCTTAACTTTCTCAGCAAGTATATTAACATACCAAGATGTCTTGTCAAGTAGAGCCTTGTAATCTACGTTGTTATCCGCATCAAAGATAGAATCGTCAGTCTCGTCATGTAATGGTAACACAACTATATTAGTTGCGTTAGGAAATACATGGTCTACGGTAGACTTTGCAGAGTTATCTATGTCAAAAATATAGATTGTTTTACCTGCTGCTATTTCTTTAGTTAGGCAAGAGAGAGCCAAACCTGTTTTAGCCGTGTTTTCATGACCTACAAAGGCCGCACGATGTGTTATGGCCTGTATAGTATTGTTCTCAAACAGATTCTTGTAATAAGATTCATCGAATCTATTTACAGGTTCAGCAGTCTTTGGTGTAGTCGTAGGTTTTGCTTGTGTTCCCCATGCGCTCATATATATTCCTCTGATGTATTAGGGTTATAAACTTTCAGTTAATATCGCTGCATCAGTCATAAGAAGTAATGCTGCCACGCTAACCGCAGATTCTAAACTGTTAATTGTAACCTGTACAGGGTCAATAACTCCATCATTAAATGCGTTTCTAACCTCAGTAGTTTTACCACAAATATATTGTTTGTACGTATGTATAGGTATCTCGCCCGTATTATTACCTGCATTCTGTATTATTGCAGTTATAGGTGCTAATAATCCAAGATTAAATAACTTCTTAATATGGTAATCAACATCTTCGGGGTGTTGTGACAATTTCATTCTAGCAAAGTATAGTGCTGAACCACCACCTGCGACCACGCCACTATCCATAGCCAAACGACAGGCGTTTACTGCATCATCTACACGTTCCTTTCTTTCTAGTTGTTCGACTTCTGATTTACCACCGACATATATTTTAGATATGCCGTTAGTCAATCTTGATATACGATTGTTATAGTATTGTTGCATCCAATCATTAGTTGCTTCATCTTCATAACAGGCCAAAGAATCTAAGTGTTCGTTTAATTCATCGGACGGCTCTCCACTCGATGTTATAATAGTAGTCAAAGCAGAAGATTGTATTTTCTCACAAGAGCCAACATCAAATGACGTTAGTTTCGTGATAGATTCTCCTAGAGAAGTCTTAAACAAATTACTCTTAGTAACTAATGCTATATCTTCTAACCATGCTTGTTGTTCTTCCGGCATACCCGAAGGTTTGACTAACAACGCACTTATTTTACCTTGTGCTATGTTGACTAAAAGATTCTGTAACGCTTGATGATTAAAGTCAGCACAGAATATAGCAATAGGTTTGTTGTCTTTGACTGCTAACTCTAAAGCAGGTATCAAAGCATTGAATGTCTCTATCCTTTCAGTAGTAACTACAACCATAGGGTTATCTAAGATGCATCTAGCCTTCGGACTGTTAATCATAATGTTGTGTGCGTAACCCGCTAAAACTTCTAATCCTTGCACATCTTCCGTGTATGTTTCATAAGTAGGACTTTTTTCTATCGTAATAGTACCCTTACTGCCTGTCTTATTGATAACTTCTGCTATCATTTTACCTAATTCGGGGTCATTGTTAGCAGCAATAGTAGCCACATCTTCGATAGAAAAGTCATCGGTCTTGATGTCATTAAGATAATCTATTGTCTCTTCTAAGTAATAACCCAAAGCATCTCTTATAACAATAGGACTAACGCCCTGTTCTATTAAGGAAAGAGAACCATTACACAAAGCCTGTGCTATCAATGTAGCAGTAGTAGTACCATCACCCGATTTTTCCTGTGCTTCTGATGCGACCTCTTTAAGAAGGTCTATACCCATTTGTACATAGGGGTCTTTATCATTGATAGCCCTAGCAACAGTAACACCGTCGTTGAGAATGACAGGCATACCCGCAGGGTTTTGTATGATAACTGTTCTAGCATTTACACCTAGAGTACCTTTGACTGCGTTAGCAACCTTGTTTACACCTTTGAGTAATTTGACCTTAGCATCCATTCCTGTTAATATTGTTTCCATAAAAATACCTCACAAAAAGTCCGGTTCTTCACCGTAGTATTCTTCTCCACCTATATAGTAAGGCACTTCTTCACCATCAAATGCTAATATAGCACTATGGTGTAGACACACTCTACCATCATCTAGAGTCATTTCTATACTATCGCCATTGAATAGTACGGTGTCTCCGACCCCTATTGCTAGGGGTACTAGAGAACCAATACTATCTACGACATATTCTTTTGCGGTAATAAGACCTGTGGTACTTATTGTCTCAGCCATCTTTAGGATAACGTATTCTCCTACAGCCTTCATTGTTCCCACCCATCGTTTTCAACGACAGGCTCTACCATTTGAGGAATAGCGTCGAAAGCATACCAACCATTGACTGATAGCCTATCTTCACCTTCTCTACTTCTCCAAGCCCCACCTAGTAGTAGCATCTTTGTTCCTACTGCAAAGTCAATTTCTTCATCACAATATACATCAACTGTACCTGCCATAGAAGTAATATCTGTATCAGCACATACTAGGATGTAACCGCCATTGTCTCTTGGGTCTATGTGTATTACCTCAGTAATAACAGCACAGTTTCTATCCCACCAACCTTCTTGACCGTTGAAGGTATCGTAGTAAGTACCTAAACCTGCGAGGTTAGGTAGAAGATTTTCATTACCAATCAAATCACCAATAATATCAGTAGGTGAACCACTAAACAGATTAGCCAAAGAAGCATCAGTAGTTGGTACTGAGACATCAGCATTTAGGTAACATCTATCATTATTACCACCCTTCATAGGAATAGTTAACGGAGTAAATGTAGGGAACTGCCTATCAGCAGCAGCACCATTACCACTTACTTTAAGTATTTTTAAGGAATCATTAGTTCCTTGTTTACGGCCATAGAACAATGATGTTCTTTCTCTCTCATCTTGAGGGCGAGCCGCACCGTATTTGAAGTTAGCATCACCGGATGGGAATGTCGGGTTGTTTTTATCCCACACTACATAGAAATGTGTGTTACCATCTAGTCTCATTGTGTGTTTTGGTAGAGAAGATACGTCAGACTCAGTACCAATACCGAACATTTCTGCCGCAAGTCTTGTGTATGTACCGTCATTGTTATCTTCAAAGACAACAACTGCCCCACTATCAATCAGTACTTGACGTACATCATCAGTAGCAGTCATAAGTTGATTCTTCATCTTATTGTATAGGATTTTACCCCATTCTTTAGGGCGTGGTACAGAGATAAACATACCTTCGTAGACATCCGAGCCTGTTCTTTTTAGTCTAGCAGTTTCAGAAGAGATTTGGCGACCTGCGACTCTTAGTGCAAGTACGGCACAATCTTCATCAGAGCGACCTGCATTTTTCCATGCAGCCCCCTGCTCTACAAGGACTGTATCAGCCCTCTCTTGCACCATCTCCGGTGCGACGTTCAATGTTTTAGCAATATTTTCAAGCATCTGATTTGACATCTTTAATACCTCAGTTATTTTATCGTGTCCATTAATACGGTTATAAAGAATGCGGTTGCATTAGCATTCTTAAGAAATTACCCTTAACAATATCTTCGTCAACACCGCTAATTAAATCTCTTTCGGCTGTTATAGCCGCATCAATGACTGTCATTTTGCCTTCGCTACTAGCGTCGGACTCTATTGCGTAATCAAATACGCTTCTTATGGTCTGCCTTACATCGTTCTTACCAAAGAACTTGACGGCATTCTTGAAATCTTTCTCTCTGAAACATAGAGTCAATAGAAACTTACTATCAAACTCTTTTACCGTTAAACTATGTACGAATGCTTTTCCTTTCTCTTCACCTAAAGAATCGTAAGCCTGTAAAGCATTGATAGCATTTCTCAAATCACCACTATGTGCTTCACAAATCATACGAAGATGTGCCTCTGTTATAATCACATTTTCGGCTACAACAATCTGTTGTAGTCTCTTGTACATTTCATTTATCTCTATCGGCCTAAACTCTAATGTCCTACATCTTGAACGTAAGTAAGGACTTACTTTTTCGATATTATTACAAGTAAGAATAAAGTAACCCTGTGCATTCTCTATCACACCTTTCAAAGCCCCCTGTGCTTCCGGTGTCAATTGGTCTGCTTCGTCTAACAAGATGTATTGATTATAGTTACCGGAACGTGTCAAGGGTAACAACTCTTCTTCTACAAATGCTATACCTCTAGTATTCTTGGAAGAAGCATTGAATATATGTAAGGGGAAGCCCCTTTCGTTGGCGATAACGTGAGCATAAGTAGTTTTACCGACACCTGCTTCCTTACTGTGCAATAGAAGGTGTTGGTCTAAATTAGAGAAATTGTTGTTAGCGACCATTTCATCGAATGTAGTAGGTCTGTATTTAGTAGCCCATGTTACCATGAGAAAAACTGTGTTGTATTAGGGTTATAAACATTATCTGTTTAATGACTCTAACAGGAATGCGTTGGCTGCATCGAACAAATGTAGAATCTCACCATGACTACTTCTACCCATCATCTCACCGTGAAACTTCTCAGTATCTAGTGCTATAACCATACCCATCATTATACCCTTTAGATATTCGGGTGTCAATCTTTCTGCAATCACGTCATCCATTTCCTCATCTTCATCGGGGTCTGTAAAGTAATCTAATACTGTTCTGATAAAATTACTTTCGGAAATGTGGGCGGGAGAGAGTAAATACGATAGGTCGTAATTATGGTGGGTATGATACATGGCTGACAGAATGCTACTAATATCCTCTCGCATCATCTCCCCCATGTATATCTACCTCATTAGTGTGTTATGAATTATTCCTAACACAATGTAGACAAACCTTTGAATCCGGTGGAAAAACCCTTATCCTTCCACACGTACATTGTTCGGCTTGTCTCCTTTGTGTTGGTGTCATCACGGTAGGAGTACGGCTATAAACTATATCCTCTTCTGCCTTAATTAAGTCTCTATTTATGTCATAAATAAGATGGCTAGCCTTTAGACCGACAGCATTCTCTACTTTCTCAGAGCCGACAGCAACAATCTGAGGATTCTTAGATAAAAGAGCCGATAAACTATGGGGTGAAGGTACTGCCCTAACATTCTTATCACTAGACAGCCTTTGTGCAACTGCTTCTTTAGTCATAGCCCCATGTTTCCATAGGATGTCTACGATAAGCCGACGAACCCGTCGGTTGTTTGCACTCATGTATAAATGTTATCACTATGGTTCTTATTAATGGTTTCCCATATCCGACCAAAAAACACTATTTGCTAGGTAATTGGTTGCGTCAACCTCAGAATCTTCCGTTTTGTAATTTGATTTATTTTTATCTTCAAAACATTCGATACCTGTTACATCTAGACCTATTACATCTTTAATAAAAAGATGAAAAAAATAAAAAAGAATGAAAAATACTACTATCTCTAAACCCATTCCTCACTCACCTTCTTACGTTTACGTAAGTGGTTGGCTACGGTTATAGAGTTGTCCTTTATATACTCCCAATGTTCATCATCATGTTCAAAAATGTCCGGTCTTTCTTTTTCCTTAGTTTTCTTTTTAGGCCAATTGACTCTCATATTTTTAGGTTTAATCTTGTAAGTCAGTAAAGCCCTAGAATACTTTTCCGGTAATACTTTGTATGTTTTCGCTAGACTACGCCACACTTCTATGTCTACATCGTTTTGTTTTAAGAAAGCAATAACTAATGGTAAAGGTGTGTCTTGCATAACCTTGCTCACTCTTTTTCTATCGCTCCATGTGAGTAAAGATTTGATAGAGCCGAAGTAATTATCCTTAGATTTTATGAGCAACTTATCGTCAACTACTACTAAATCTTCTATCTTCTTAGTTACTCTAGGTGCTTTTTCGGTAACAATAACTAATCTGTTTTGTATGACAGGACTCCATTGTTCAACTTCTTTTACCCCAAACTTATCCGTATGCAATATGTAAGTGATATTAGCATTCGTGGGAGCAGTATCTAGTTTACCATACATAACAAGATAATCTCCTGTCATAAATGGCGTAGCGTCTTTTGTAAAAATTATCATTGTTGTACCCCGTTTCAATTTTTTTAGTCAATTTTTCTGTATTCGTCTTTATAAAGATTAACAAATGGGTCATTACCATATATGTAATTGTTTACTCTATCCATTTGTGTTGGAGATAGCCCCCATACATCACCTATCACATTCTTGGCTACTTTGTATTCGGCATGATACCACACTATACCATGACTAGTTATGTAGGCACTAATACCATCTTCGGCCATAGCCTCGATAAGATTAGGTATTTCTTTTTTCTCTAAAGTACGATTAATCATCATGCGTGTAGGTTTGTTACGCCACTTCTTACTCATGTCATCAACGCTCCAAACATTACTAGATTTACTATTGTACTAACAATAAACCCTATCATATACTTTTGTCTTAAGTTTACTTCTTTCTGCCACGCATTGTAAAACCAACTTGTAGTAGTTACAACATCTTTATCTTGTATTACTCTTTCTCCGTAAACTAACTTACCCCATATATCTTTCATTCTTTAATCACCTCCTTATATTCTACATCTATAACAGGTGCGGATAAAGCATTAAGTTTCTTTTCCACACTATCTAACAATAAGTGGTCGTGTCCTAGAACATCCACTAATATTCTACTAACATCGGACATTTGCATTTGGGCTAAAAGTAACTGAGAATCTACACCAATTTCTTTCTTCAACTGTCCAACTAGTTTTAAGGAAGTATTAGCCTGTCCTATCAATCTTGCCGCATCTGCTACGAACTCACTAGTAATGCCACCTTCTGCTTCTTTTCTTATCTCTAATTCATCTAGATAAGATTGAATCCTCTTCACTATATCTTCTGCCGCATCTAGGGTGTTGATAGACTGAGAACGTGCCTCTTCTACGTGTTTAGCCTCTGATGGGTCATATTCCATATGGTAGTCCATATGATGCATGACTGTACCATCCGGCCAATTATATTTACCTTCAAGATACGCAGGTGAAGAATCTCCTGTATGTACATCTAATTCCATTTCCTTTCTGTTTTTATGTTGACAGAAATCACAATCGCCTTCTAGTACCCAACGTAATACTTCTATCGCAAAAGCATCTTGTTCGTTATGTAATCTCATTTCTATTTCTCTTTTACTTTTCATCTTTATCCCTCTGTGACGGTCTTGTCGGTCTTGATTTATTTTCTACTGATTGGTCTGTATAGTCATAAGACGGGTCGCAATCAAAATACTCTTCATAGTCTTGTAACTGACAAGAGTATGTTCTAGGTTTAGTATCGTATTTTTTTATGATAGGGTGTCTATTCATCCTACTTTCTAATGCTCTTAGAGATATTGACCTAGCACTTAATCTATACAATTTACCGCTTTTGTATGTCATATGTTCGTAACATTCAGCAGCAGTACGTGGAGTACTTTTACCTAAAAGATACCTAGCAGCACATTTCATAGAATCGTTTTGTTTACTCATTGTTCTTTTACTTAATCTTCCCTTCAATTCTCTATGCATTTTTACGTACCCCCCAATCAATATTTTCTACACTTTCACTAACATTACCGAACCGACAAATAACACCCTTTCGACCACGCCTTTTTACAGCAGGTTCATGTTCGGTGTACCATGTCTGAGACTCAAGATTTTCTATCAACCATCTCTTTGCCGACTGATAATCTCCGTTAGTAATCATTCTAGAAATCTCCTTCAACAATTGACTCTTAGGTATATCCTTCATCCAAAATGCCGACCTTATCAAGTCTAGGTCTGCATCCATTACTGTCCTTCTCATGTTTAGTGATTGATTTAGTATTTCCCTTAAAGTATCATCAAGCCTAATAATCAATGGTTCTCCACCACGATATTCCGGCTGCATCATAGCATATCCAATACACATTCTACGGAATAAATCTGCCTCAAAAGAACGTACATCGGGTCTATCTATCCACTCCATAATATCATCCTCGAATAATATTCCTGTCGGTGGATTAGCGACTGCCGTTTCTATCCTGTGCCTAATCCATGCACGAATCTCCATGTTAAGATTAGCCAATTCTGCCCTCTCTTCTGTCTGCATATTTGCTTGACGATGCTGTGCTATTTTATAGGCTCTTTCTTTCTCCGGTGTCATCTCTATATCTATGATAAAGAAACGTCTATCAAGACCACTATCTAACTCAAATCTAGCAGGTTGTGTACCTGCCCATATAGAGTATCTAGTTGTGTAATTGACCCAACCATTTCTCATAGCCTTTTGTACTCTACCATTATCTAGTGAGGTAAGCAACTGATTCTTCATGTCTAGGCTGTGGTCTTTTTTAGATGCATCAGACATAGAAGAAAACTCTTCAAAGCCTAAGAAGCCGCCACACATTTCTCTAGCGATTGGTCGCCCTGCTATGTTACCTTCTTCATCTACCGAGCCAAACATACCCGCCTCAGTAATAGAGTTAGCACCCATCATTGTCCTAACACCTTGCCCTAAATCTTGATTACTATTGTATAGTAGTCCTGTACCCTCGGCTAAGAACATAAGAATCAATACAGATTTACCCGAACCTTTTTGTCCTCTCATCAATATGTGAATACGTGTATCGGGCAACTGAGACATAGGGGTATAGAATGGCATATTGTCATGTCTAAGAGGACAGTTTTCTATAACGAAATCACCATCCTCTTCATTTACTAATGGACTATCGGGGTCAAAATCACAACGGCTACATTTATTTAAGGTATTAAAAAGATGACCACCTACACTACATAGAAAGATAGGTATTTTATCTTCTACATCTACGAAGTAATTTCTACGTGCAAACTCTATTGTCTTTTCAAAGACATTAAACCTCCTTATTTGTGTACTCATTTACTCACCTGCTGTATGTCCTTCTATATCTAATAGTGCCTCTTCAACCTGTAACATATAGTTAGGGTCAATATTGAGGAAGTGTGTCTCGGATAAAAACTTTACTAATGCATCTACGGATTTAGTATTGACAAAAGTACTTTTTGTATTACTACAAACTATTAGGTAATTACCTTTATTTTTATCGGAAAAGTTTTCAAAGACTTCAGAAAACATCCACGATGGCGGAGGCATTATCAATTGCCTGTTAGTAGATTCTCCACTATTCACGAAAAATGCTTTTTCTGTTTTTCTACCGTAATCATAAACTAACACATCATCATCGGGTATTTGTAACATATCTTCATACAGATATTCTTGCATGATATTTGTAGTAAGGTATGACATCTCATCTACTCCTAGTTTATTTAACGCTAAAACTATATCTCTCATCACAGGATAGTTATACAACCACGCCTTAGTTTTATCTTGGCTGACAACATAAGTATGAGACATACGAAGAATGAAATATCTTCTACCTACATTGTTGTATAATTCATACATTCTCCATTCGGGAAAACTTGGGTTAGGTACACTATTCATTGGCTCTACATTATGTAGTTTGGAAAATATCTTACATACAGGTTTTTCTTCACCTACTAATCCACTACACGCCACGAAAGACGCAAAGCCTTGTTCTCCTTGAAAATACACTAATAGAGACGTAGGCTCTACTGTTACATTTTTTAACCATACTAAATCTGTATCGCCCATTTGTTGTACTATTTTTTCACTCATCATTGTTCATCCTCTCCTGTACTACATCTCTCAAGAACTTGGGAAATCTATGTAGTTGTTTTTTCGATAAAATTACTTTATCTACTACTGTCTCGATAGGTCTTACATCCCATACTGATATAATATTATTAGCCGAAGTATATTGGTGTGGTATGTCACCCATCTTTTCAAAAAGTATGCTTCTACTCAATACTGCTGCCGCCCTTATACAAGAAATGGTATCTTTAGCCTTCATACCTCTCTTATTCATTCTATCATTATACCAATCAGTTATTTCTCTTGTATTTTTTTGTCCGTGTTCGCTGACATACTTGTAGACCTCAGTTTGAAATCTCTTGTTCAACGCCCCACTTCTCTTACTAGTCCTGTTACTCATATTTTTTCCACTCCTGTATTACGGTTTTAATTATTTTCTTTTGTTATGTTGTCTACAAAAATAATAAAACGCTGTACTGAAAGCCTATTATTTATTTTTTTTATTTCTTCTATAATGTTTTAGAGACTAACCTAATACCATACATACTATTGAAGAAATTAAAAAATTAAAAAATAATAGAGCAGTAACACGTTTTATTTTTTTTGTACACCTCCTAATTATTGAAAAATTAATAAATAATTCTCATATTCTAGTCTATTTCTATCTGCAAAATCTATACTATTTGCTCTTGCTTTTGTAAATGGTTGTTCGGGTAGTTCTTTTACGTTAATATTATCCATAGCATCTAAATGTTTTTCTACCTCATCATGGAATATCTCTAGTGGTACTAGATGTGTCCAAAATGATAGCATAGAAGTACGTAGAGGCTGAATAAACCCATCACCTAACTCATATCTACCGACAATGTAAGTACGCTGTGTAGCACACACTATTTCTATCGTTTTTTTACCGTTAATATAAACAAGTGTGGGGTACATTTTACCATCTATCTTACTCATTCTCATGTATGAATCCCAATCGGGAGGTTTGTGCATGATATAAGCAGGTAATTGCTCGTATAATTCCACAAGATATTTACTTTTACTATCCCATGCTCCATCATCAATGCCATGTATAACACCGGAAGTAACCCACACACCAAAAAATGTATCGGGATAATCTTGTATGAATGATGATACTAAATCGTAGAAATCTATTTCGCCATCTATGGATAAAGAGAGCCAATGATTACAATCTAAAAATGATACTTCATTATCCATAGACATAATAAATCTTGAGAAAATACTTGTATCAAGTATAGCAAAATCTTTATCAAGATATTTATCCCTTAAAAGTATTGTAGGTTTTTTGTAGAATGATTTACCCTTTCTACTTCCCTCACTTACTCTAGTATAGGGCATTGCCTCTACTAATTCTAAGTGTTTTACTTTTATGATAAAATAATCATTCTTCTGACTCATACTGCATCCTCTCAACATGAACAGCATTTGCCTTACTCATAAGACTTCTAAACTCATCAGTTACTTTCTTTGGTGTCTTTTTACCCCACGAACCTATACTCATGTACTTACGCATATCACTAATCAAAATACGATACTCTTGAATCCTATCATCATCAGTCATATTTTCTCTTCTAAGTTTTTCAGCCTCTTCTGCTGCTTTCTTTTCCGCTAAAACTTCGCTGTACTTTCTCATCTATTACGCCTCTCTTTTAATGTGTATCTCTCTTCCAAAATGCGTTCTATCTCCCATATCGCTCTATTACTTTTAGACCATTCTCCATCATCGAATACATCCGTTTCTCTATACAGTTTGTATAGTGCATCCTTAGCATTTTCTAATTCAGTCAATGCCTCTTCTATCCACCATCTAATATCATTCTCTTCTTCACTCATATTTCTGCCCCCTCATCATCGTAAATATATGTGTTCACTCTGTATGATGTACAACCTGCTGTGTGTCTACTACCCATGAATACCGTGTGTCCATTTTTGATAACTTTAACATTCTTCATTCCTTTTAAGATATTACTAACTGCTTTAGCATTACTTACTTTTCTCATATTAATACTATGATATATTTCTTCTGCTGTCATTGGCTCGCCTTTTTCTCGCAAAGTATCGCTAATCGCCTGTCTAGTTCTCGCGTGTCTCTTCATATTACTCCGACTCCGTTTCATCACTTAAAGGGTTCGCTTCATCGAGATAAAGATATAATTCACCACCAATGTTGACACTATGGAAATGTAATACGTCAATAATTTTTTGTGTGTATATTACACCATCCATCAATTCTTCTTTGAGATGTTGTAGCCATTGAAGTAAAGATAGGTCATCCCTATCCATTGTAGTACCGTATTTGGCCTCGCCTTTTTTAGCACGTTCTCTAATCTCAGCAATTACTTTTTCCTCAATACTACTCATCAGAACCAACCTCCACATTTACCACAAATACTTGGGTACATAGGTTTTTTACCATTACTTTTACCGCAAATACATTCATTCTCAACATTCATTATTCTTCACCATTCCATTCTTTTAAAGCATTCATTATATCTATAATGTCATCACCATTAAGCGGCTCTTGATAATTTACATACCATATATACTTGCATATATCTGCTAATTCATCGTCTGCAAATCTCATTGTTCATCACCTTCCGTTGGTAGTATCATATTGATTATGTCTCGACCATTAGGTACTGTATGCACCTCTTCATGTGGCGACTCTATTAGATAGAGATTTGCTATTGTATTTACATCCCAATCTAGTATGTTAAAAATAGTACCGGACTTTAGATGTACATCTAAAGAACCATAAGTCTCTCTTTCGACTATTGCCGCAATCTCTCTTCTGTCAATTTTTACTTTTCCGGTAGTACAAACTAATGTATCTGACCAATATTCTCTTTTTAATTCACTCATGGTACATCTCTCCAAAGCGTTTCGCGACCTACAAGGTTATGCCAATTACCTTTTTTATCTTGTACCATAATACCACTAGGCCACTTTGTATCTAAGTTATCGTAGGCATCAGATACACACGATGTTACATCTTTTTCTATCATACTACCATCATCTAATTCTACATATAATCTTCCGTATTTAACCCACCATTGTTTTACTTTACTTTCGGCAAATGGGTTTGTATCATCATCTTCAAATACCTCTTCCAAATCTATACAACAATGTCCTTCATATGTTAATTCTATCTGTCTTATATCTTGATTATAAATTGCTTTTTCCTCAATACTACTCATCTAAACCAACTCCCATTCAAAACCACAATCTATGTCCACATAATCATGTGGGTTTTCTCTTACATAATCCATGTAATCTTCAATACTTTGGTGCATCAAATCATCAATCTCAATCTCTATTTCTTCTTCAATTTCTACTTTTACTTTTACCTTTATTGTTTCAACCATTCTTCTTCAACTCCTCTGTTTGCCTTACGGACTTTGTATTTCATATTGTATCTATATTGTCTTGCTTTATTCTGTGCTTTACTCGGCATTCTTATTCACCTCTAATCTATCCGACGTGTCCTCGGTATATATACTTTCTGCTTTACACTTCTCGTATGCTTCTCTAAGAACTCTTGGAAAATGTTTTGGGTCGGTCTGCATATGAGTTAATGACGCTAATTTTCTTGCTACCTCATCAACATCTCTAATATTATATTTGTAAATCTTACTCTTGTTAGGGTATCTACCGAAACTTTCTTTTTCCCTAAAGAAAAGTCTGTTTTTAGATAACTTTTGAGCCAATTCTTTGTTGCTACAAAGACCTGTTTTTTTTACGCTTAAATCATGTTTCATATATGCCTCAATCAAATCTTTGGTAGACTGCATTCCATTTTTCTGTATGTAATCATAACAGAAATCTAGCATTTTTACTCTTGCTCTCCTACTACCCATTTATTCTTCCCACCCTAAATGTAAATCGTCTAGCATATTCTCAAGACATATGGTATGTTGTTGTGTTTGGCTACATGTGTAGCATCGTATGGTAACAAGTACATCTTCACTATCATTGATAACCTCAAAGTCATCAATGTAGACATTATCGTGTAAACATACTTTATTGTATATCCATCTTCTATTCATTCTTCATCATCCTCACTTACTTTTACGGGTAATGTACCTTCATACAGAATACCATTTACCTTTATCTTAACATACAATTTATATCCACTAATTCCCGCACCTTGAAGATGATAATCTAATATCTTAGTTTCTGTATCTCTCCATCTTCTATTCATTCTTCCTCATCCTCACTTAATATACCTCTAGATTCACTTCGCCAATCAATATTTTTACCGCGTACTCTCTTATCTCCACATACCGTTAATGTAGGTAAATGATTTACTCTGAAAGCCCTGCTATCATCTATACCTAAGTTAATTTTATCCTTAAAGAATAAATTAATACAACTTATATTACCGTCAGAATCCATTACATGAATCTTCAATAAATGCGGTAATTTTTCATTGGCTGCTGCTATTCTTATTTCCTTAATGCCGTGTGCATTCAAGTCCACTCCGTTCATGTTTGTCGCTCCTGTTCTTTACTTATAGTCTTATGGGTGTAGCATTCTCCTTTTTTTGTGGGGGAGGTACGGCTTTTTGTGAAAAAGGAGGAAAAAACAGCCGCCCTCCCGCCTTGAGTTTTATTTAAGAAAAAACTACTCATAGGAATACCCCTACAAATATACATATTATTGATAATACTATTAAGGTAATAGTTTGTGTGAAATCTTCGTCCATCATTCCTCTTCATCTCCTAATTGTGTTGTTGTATACCAATCAACCCATTCTAAATGTTCTGTAACTGTATCATCATCTATACAGGCTATACAACAACAATCATAATCATGACTTGTTACATTTAACATTACAATAACATTACCATTTTGGTCTACTCCTTCTGACCAAACATTTTTATTTTTTAGGTCAAAGATTTCTTCATATGGATTATTACTTTTACCATAAATAAAACCTTGATTGTAAAACATATCCGGCATCTTCATTCTTCATCATCTCCTATTGGTGGGTCGAGAATTAACTCTATTGAGTTTTCTCCATCATAAACAATACCAACTACTTTACTATCGGAAATGTTTTCGACTCTTTCTATTGCTTGTTTTAATTGTGGACATCTAACATAATATCCGCTACTTCTTGCGGCATTTACTTTTACGTCAATAAAAACTCTCTCTTCAACTATACCATTACAATTCCACTCTTCTTCTTCTCCAATCATATTATTCTAACCCCACATATTTGTAACTTTGCCACCAATGAGGTACACTACGGCCATCCCATCGAGCAAACTCTTTACTATGATAATAACGCCTGTAAGCGGCTACTGCTGCCTCGGCATCAGCATGATAAATAATCTCTTCACCGTCTACATTTTCCGGTCTATACTCATCGGGCATAGCAAGAGCGAAATATGTAAGGTCGCCTTCGGGAATTAGTTTTCCCATAAAATAAAGATGGCGAATACCTGCTTCACAAAAATGTATTTTGTTATACTTGTTTGTATATTCTTTACATATCTCTAGGGCATGTCTTACAGTCCAAATATAGTTGGCTCTACTATCACCTACCCATCGAGTACAAGGATGATTATGGTAGCCACCTTTGAGGGGTGTACCTTTTTTAGTAAGTGGCATCATGTCGGGCGTTGCACCGTGTCTAATGACACTACTACCTAGCATTTGTAACATCTCTACACACATCTTAGGTAGATGTTTATTGCAGTAATCTCTTGCTGCTAATTCGGGGTTTTCGTTTAGTACAAATATGTTCATGTTACTCCGACCCCGCCTTTACTATTAACCTTTTCTCTTGTCGAATCTCTTCTAATTCTTCTAACATTTTTCTAGTATGTAGTAAAAATGTATTCCACGTATTTTCATCATGAATACTACTTTTACCTAAAACATAACTATAATAATTATCAGAAATTATTTTATCTTTTAATTGTCCCCAAAATAATATATCATCTATAGTTTCTTTTTCCTTAATAATACTCATTCAATCACCTCTACAAAATCATTCAATATTGTCACTATTGCTTTTTGTTGTTTATCTGTTGTTTGTCGTTCATAACGATAATGTTGTAATATACCCCACATCATATGATAATCTACTTCGCTAATTACTTGCCCTGTTGATTTACTTCTATAACTCATACAATCACCTCGACACATCCTTCCTCTTTAAAACTTCCTACTCCACATTCTCTATTGTGTTTCTCGACCCACCACTTTATATCTTTAAGATAAAAGAAACTACTTAGTTCTCCACATTCGGGACAGGTCAAAAATCTTTTTTTGTACCTCAATAGTTCAATCTTCATCTAAAAATCCCTCACTAGTATTGAATCATCATCTAAAACGATGTGGTAAGTGTTATCTTCTAGGTACTCGATTGTTTCCTCTTGAGTAATACTACTCTCGCCTAAGTAAGCATCTCTTACTTCATATATACCACCCATGTATTGAGTCCACTCGCAGCAAATACCTACAACATCTAATTCATAATTTTCTAATTCATCATAATAATCGAATAAAGCCACTATTGCTTTTTCGGTAAAATTACCATGCGTCTCACTAGTTTTCAATCGCCCGTATTTTCTAAATGCGTCTATCATTCCGTATTTTCCTATTCTTGTGTATATCATTCTTCTTCTCCCCCTGTAAATCTTTTTCCGCATAACCTACAATTGTGTTCACCTAAAACTCTAGGGCAGCCGGATTCTTTGCATGACATTTTATTGTATCTCATGGTACTCCGACTCCGACTTTACTATTAAGGTTATTGTATTGTAACTCTCATTTTGTTGGCTTATCCGACTTGTTAATGCTTTATGATTTATACGAGAGCCGTCTACCATGTATTACCATGTCGGTTCGTTGCATATCGGTTACGGTTTTGGGCTACCACCGTTTATGTAGCCTCGCCAACTTATTCCTGTTGGTCGGCATGGGTGCGAATTACCCAACATTAGGATGTCCTACGCTGACATCACCGACAGGAATGAGTTACTTTTACCGTATTTATAGGTACTCTCCTACTAAGGACTCCCATGCCTTAGATTTCATTCTTGAGCCTGTACCAATGATTGCCGATTCGACTCTCTTGTCGTTTTGTTTCTCACCTTTGCGGTCATATGTCCACTCATGGTCTAGGTAGTAAGTTACTGTATTGAAAGCAGCGAAAGCACTAGAACCGTTACCGTTGTGGTTGTTGGTAGGATGTGCCTCTACTTCTAGTAATCTCTCTAATGTGTTATTACCTCTTGTAGTCAATCCTAGAGGGTTAGTTGCATCAACTAACTCTTCATTTTGTTTTATCCCAAAAGTATCTAGGTAGAAAGAAACTCTATCTTCTTGAGTCATCTCAATGTTGACTAATTCTTGTGCATCTAATACGAATTGTTGGTTGAGCATATCTACAACTTTCAATGCCTCTACTAATTCAGCAACTCTTTCTTCTTGCTTTGCTGAGTGGCGTATTACTAATTTCTTAGGGTCGATACCTGCTCTCTTGATACCCGCCATTAGATGGCTGAATTGGTTAGAGCATCCAATAATTACGTTGCTAGGAATTACTCTAATTCCACCGCTACCGTCATGTGTATTTGTAAGGTAAATGTATTGGTCTACATCATCCCATCCACTAATTGTAAATCCTTCCGGCAATTTGAAAGAAGCGAATAATTTCTCTCCTTCACCAATCATACCTATCTTATCCCAGTCAATTTCTCCACGTTCTACTAATTCGTTAGCAATGCCTAATAGCCTATCATTCTGCATTGGTACATACGTTTTACCGACAACACCTAGTGTTGTGTCGTTATCTGTTCTAAAGACTCGATTAAACTTAGACCTAATCGGTTTACCTTTAGAGGTATATAGTGGCTCAATAGCCACATCGAAGTTAAGTCCGGCGTTAGCCAAGACTTCTTCGGCAGTCGTTCCTTGTGCGTCATTTCCAAATCGGGCAATTGCCCCTAATGTGTTTTTCATACTCATTTTATTGTCCTCCCTTCTTGTTGGGTGAATTGTGGGACAGGGCTTCTACTATTAAACCTGTCGTTGTATATTTCTCCTTAGCATAGTTAGTTTTAGCCTTAATTAAAGGTGCATTTGGGTCGTACATCTATTCACTCCCCATTCCTTGCATATGATACATATGTAAACCATCGACCATCAGTCATCTTTACAGCCCTTGCTCTCCTATTCTCAAGAGTTCTCTGAAAGTATGCTTCATTCATAGCCATAGCCTTCCCTTTAGGGCTTGCTTCATATCCATTCACAGCATAGTAAACTATGTCGTTAAAATCTAAATCCTTAGCGTGTTGAGTCCAAGAACCATCTCGGCTCTGTTCGTAGTAATAGGTGCGGTCATCGTTCATTCTAAAACCACTTCCATAAAACATAACTAAAACAGTTGTCATATTCTTTACTAGATATGACTCCTTGTCCCATCAAACGATGGTACTTCTTCGTGTCGTTTACAAATCCTGTTACTGAGGGGTGTTCGCTGCTCATTAAACTGTGAGACGAGGGTACAGTACTTATACTTATGGGAAAACCAACCTCAATTGATGGGGTTATTATTATGATTAAAATAAGTCGCCTATGTGAATACCGCATAAGACCTCAATTGAAGCCTCTGAGGGAATATATACATAAAAAGATTACTATCTAAGCATCAGAGTCGCCAAAAGGTAAAATCGCTGATTGACTTGGGCGTATAATAGAGATGGAATCGCATTTACTTTAATCATAAAACAAAACTACCTTTACGATTATTCAATAAAATACCACAATTAAATACCACAATTAGAAAGAGAGATGACCTGTTCGCAAAGATTATAAACCCCCATCCCGTCTTAGACACATATTATAATCGGGATAGCGGATGTTTAAGAGTCCACCCCGTGTCTGAGATGAGATGTCGGTATATATACTTTGTTATATTACAATCACAAATTAAGTGAGACTGCTACACCCATAAGTATATAAGCGGTTTTGGATTTGGATTTTAGGCACGTTTTTTGTTTTTGTATGTGTACACTTGTGTGTGTGATTCGGATTTTAGAAGTCCAGCCCGCTTTTGAGATGAGATGGGGGCTTATAATCTTTTGGATTTTGGATTCTCGGATTTTTTTGGATTTTCTTTTTTTTATGATTTTTTGATGGATTTCCGAAGTAATTTCAAGGTATTATATAAAATAGAAAACTTCTTAAGGGGATGCTTCTTAGAGGGGTCGTGGAGATAGACGGCACATATTTAATGCATAATAACAAACGCGTCTCGTTTACCGAGGGGTTTCAAGTGGGGGTCTACTTAGAACGACCTACATTCTTCTTATTTCAAGAAGTTCAGGCATATGTCATCAGATTGATGGACATTGACGACCAAATTGAAGTCATTGGAAATATATTCAGCATGGCAGAATATGAAATCATGAACTCGATTCAATCCGGCCACCCAATATATGAGGATTTGAAAATGACAGCATCACAATTTGACGATATGTGGGCAGTAAGTAGAAATGCAATTGACCTTAATAATTTCCTTCCTACCGTGTTCGGATGGTCAGACAGAATAAATATATTCGGTGGAATATGGGAAGATGATGAAGGACAGATTCACGTTGATGCTTCAACATGGGTTCAAGATTTAGACGAGGCTCTAGCACTAGCAAAGAAATATAATCAACTATCAATATTTGATTGGTCAACGGGGGTATGCATAGACGTAAATTAAAGAAAAAAATAAACGGGGGGGCTTCGGCCTCCCCAAAAAATAATTTTGGATTTGGATTCAGAGCGTACGCTTTGTCTTTTGTATATATACACATGTGTGTGATTTTGGATTTCGGATTTTAGATTCTTTTTGCATTTTTTGATTTTGAACTTTTTTGGATTTTTGGATTTTTAACTTTTTTGCTTTTTTTGCCCTGACTTTAGCCGGAAAAATAAATGTGAGATGAGGTGAACAATAAGTATATATACCGGCATGCAGTCCGAGGTATATGAGCGAAGAAATAACCGGCTTAGAAAACCTACGTGAATTATACGTAGATGAATATAGAGGCATGACAAGAGATGAGTTGATTGATGAAATCCAAAGACTGAAAAATAAATTGGGAAGGATTTGTAATAAACATGAATTATGGGAAGAGTGGCCTTTATGAAAACAAGAGTTATGAAAATTAATGGACAAGATGTATTTATGGATAGGATAGATATGGATATTGAGATAAGAAGGATTAAAAAATTATTAGAGGTGATTGAATGAGTATGTCAAGAAGTGATTACGAAATGATAGTTGAATGCCTAACATCAGTACCTAAAGATAGTATATTAGATAAAAATACCCAACATTTTTATTATCATATTGTTAGTAATTTTATACAACATTTATCAGCCGATAATAATAGATTTGATAGAAATAAGTTTTTAGATGCTTTAGATGATAATGGATGGAATAGAATAGATAGATGGAACTTACCTATCTATCAGAGAGAAAGATTAAACAGAACTGTTGATAGTTGTTTTAGAGCATTACAGAGGAGAGAGGAAGAGGAATAAGTATATATACTAAAACCTATACGTATGTGTGTCCGCACCCGGCGGGCAGCCGAACGGCAACACAAAATTAAGGAGACAAAAATATGATAAAAATACTGAATGACAATAAAATAAATACAGAATGTACTTGTAAAAAACCTACAAAAGAACATTTTATTTGTAAGGAATAGAACTAGAGAGGCGGAGGAATAAGTATATATACTGAACCCTGCTAGCATTAATCGGAGGTACAAAGAAATGAGTGATACAAAAAAAATAATTACGCTTGATATAGAGCCAAGATGGATTGATTTAGCACCATACTTTATTGACTTGTTAGAGGACAATAGAGCAGATGAAAAAGCAAAAGAATTGGCAAGAAGTAATATCATGCAAATGGCAAAAGCATTGACACATTTTAGAAGAATACAAAAACAAGAAGAAGAATAATTAAGTTGCCACCATATTATGTTGAGGTGGGGTTGCTGCAACAGCCCCCCTCTTCATATTTGGGTTTTTCATTATTCTTTTTTCTTTCTTAATACTACACACTAGTGTTCCCCCTTCGGCTTATCCTAATCATACTCAACGTACCACAGTAAGCCTATAAAGGTTGCGTTCTACGAACCTCTTCATCATATCAAGATTGCTTAACCGAAGGGTATATATACTGACCCCTAGTAGCATCAAATGGAGGTACAAAGACATGGAATATGGTAAGGTAATTGAAGTCCTAAAATACAGACATGATAATGGGTTGTTAGAAAGCGACCTAGATTTCATAGTTGGGGCTATGGCTGTTCTTGATGAACTAGATATAGAAGTCCCTGTATTATGGCAAGTAAATGCTATGTGTGGTCGTTTAGACCGATTGTATATAGAAGAAGAAGAATGAACTCAAAATAAATGAGACGCAAAAACTAGGGGGGTATATACCCCCTAGTATAAAAAATTGGATTTGGATTTTGGAATTACTTTTTGTTTTCTTTTTTTTACACACTAGGGAGAATGTTACTAGTCCCCCTAAATAGGCCATCGGGGGGCTATGATATGAGATGTACGCTTATAGTCTTTTCGTTCTACGAACCTCTTCATATTATCAAGATTGTACTATCAAAAGCCTTAAGTACTATCATCATGTCCGTCAAATTGTAGAGATACGGGAGGTTAAAAAACATGGTTGATTACGTAGATAATTGTCAAATGTACTGGGGAATCATCACTTACAAAAGTGGTATTACCGAGGCCATTATAGCAACATCGGAAGAAGCATATTATGGATATGAGTTGTTCTACGAAGGAAGTAGAGTATCTATGCCTAATTATGGCTATCTAGACAGTCTAATTGACTTCGATACTGAAATGCTATCAGAGATAAATTATGCAAGAGAAGAAGAAGATAGACAGAAAAAAGAAATGCAAGAGTAAAATATTCTTGACAGAATGACATAAAACCCCTGCCTCTATATGGGGCAGGGGTCAAAAAATAATTGGATTTGGATTTCGACTGACTTTTCTTTTTTTGTAAAATACACACTAGTGTTTAATAATAATTGGATTTGGATTCTAATAGGCTTTTTCTTTTTCTTTTTTTCTTGAACTTCTTGATTAGATATATGATAATATTAAGAGAAAAATAAGAGAATGTCACTTCTATACCTTTAAGTAGTATGAAAAATTGGCATCAATTGTGAAAAAAACACGGAAGGGGGGTGAAATGAAATTGACAAGTGAAAAAACTGATTTGGAAATTGATGTTAGTATTCAAAAGCAAATTAAGTATATCAAAGAAAATAGGCAAGATGGTTTGCCTACTTTCGATGACATCTTTGTTGTTACTAGATACCTAGACCATAGATACAGAAACAGGTTGGCTCTCAACTTTATGTGGTTGATAGAAGATGCCGGCTATGGAGACTCTGTTGAAAGAGAACTATGTAATCTAGTGGTTAACTATGGTAGGGATGAAACAGACCTCAAAGCAAGGCTTTGGGAGATGAACTTTGGTACATATGCCAAAATGCATTCCTATAATGGTTGGCCTTTGATGAAACATCGGTAATCATCAGAGATGGTCTTACACATCTCAACGTCGGATGACAAAAAAGTCGGGGGGGAAATCTCCCCCGACTAAAAAAAATTGGATTTGGATTTTGGGATTGCTTTTCTTTTTTATTTTTTTACACACTAGTGTTAATTATGATAGACAAAATGATGGAAATCTCACAAACAAAAGGGTTATATACTGACACTAGTTCCGATAAATTGTAGAGATACGGGAGGTAAAAACATATGGACATTGAAACAAAACTGAAAAACTTGTTAATATCAAAAAGAAATCTTGATAATATGACTAAAACACAAAATGAAGATTTAGAAGAAGATGCATTCAGATTATATCATGATATTGGCAATGAACTAAATGATTTAGTAATGGAAGCACTAGCAACAATATTCAATAATTATTATGATGTTTTAGTAAGTGATACATTCAGACCACATTATGATTCACATGCATTTTATGGTAATCATGTTGACGTAGATGAAATGATTGAAATATTAATTAATTATTGGAAATAAATCATTAATTCAAGGAATTACATAAAATCCTTTGGGAATCCGATTTGGATTCTCAAAGGGCATCTTTTTTTGTCAAAAACACACTAGTGTTTAATAATTGGATTTTTGGATTTTGGATTTTGCATCCTTTTCTTTTTTTCTTTTTTTCTTCTTAGGGGCGCAGGATTGATGCTAGATTTGCTAGGCAGCAGGTTTATATTCTGATATGGTGTCTCAAGCATCATGGAGATGCTATTCATAGTAATGGTCTTAGCGAGTATGATGCTCGTTAGACTTCCAAAAGATGATGCCGAACAGAAAAATGAAATGATACCAACAAACTTTGAGAGTAATTTCAAAGTTGGTATCGCAAATGCAATAGATGAAGATATTGAACGAGTGCAAAAACAACTTCAAGAGTTAGTTGAGTTATGTGCTGCTGAGACATGGCGAAGAAATGCCATAAAATACGCAGAACATAACAAACTCTTCCTTGAGACTCACTCAAAGTTAATTGGGTTGATGAAGAAGGCTTATGAGTTATACCATGAGATATTTACCTGTATTACTGATGAAGGTTGGACTATCGACAACGGTTACGATACATGGCTTAACTCATACATTGAGTGGATTAATGAAAGGAATGCCTCGGTCATGGATGGTACTTGTTACGCAAATAATACTGTAAGTAGGAAGGACTTTCGTAAGTTGGTTGGTGCAAGACATGACCCCGATGAATTGGTCGAATCCTTTTGGGGAACACATGAGTTGATGCAACATCTCTTTGATAACATAGCGTTAACTGCGAGACAATCAAGAAGGTATCTAAACTCTTGTTATACTAATTATGAAAATATTGGCAATTGGATATGTGAAGAATCTCATAAGATAATAACTCATCCTTTACTTATCTCAGATAAGAGTAAGATACAGCCTTATAATTTACCTCATGCGGGTTCTTGCACTAATTGTAGTGATTATGACGGCGTACCTTCACCCACCTTGAAAGAGACTCACTATGAACCATCATGGCAGGAATATAGGGGGGCTATAGTACATCCTTCATATCATGTCTTGACTTGTGTTAGGTGTGGTAATGAAAGTGATGGAGATAAAGCAGGTCATTTTATTGATGGTGTAGACTTCAATGGTCAATCAATGTATGCAGGTATGACAACTCATGAAGTTGCTATGATGTGTACGTGCCATGATGACCCGCACGATTGTTATCCGTGCAATTCAGAATATTATTGAGACGTAAAAACGGCGAGGGGTCGCCCGCCTTGCGGGTGGCCTCTCCCTTATATACCTATCGAATATTTGGATTTGGATTTTAACCGTCTTTCTTTTTTTTGGATTTACACACTAGTGTTTTATTATTAGGATTTGCATTTTAGATTCTTTTTGGATTTTTGGATTTTGGATTCTTTTCTCTTTTTCTTTTTTCTAGGATAGGATTAACCAGTAAAATAAACAAATAAAAAAAAATGTTACGGCTACGCTTAAAATTAAGTTTAGTATATAAAGTTAATGCTCAACCACCCCACAACTATATAAGGGAAACACCCTATGTACCGGGTAACAGTAAGTGGTTACGATGGTAACCCGTGTAATAAGAGAAACGTAAAGAAAAAAAAAGGAGACATGAAAAAATGAAAAAGTTGATTGAAAGCCTAATAAGAGAGATTGAAGAAAAAAAGAAAAAGCCCAGAGAGACAGTTGAATTAAAATGCGACTGTCCAGACGATTATCATAGCGGTTGTATAACTGTTATAGACGGTAATTATTAAGAAGGTTGGGGGGAAAAATCCCCCCTTCCATCTTATTCAGGGCCGCCCCATGAGATGTCTGCCGACATCCCATGAGGGGTTTACGTTTGTTCTAACTTATACATTTATCTGTGACCATTTACGATTACATCATGTATAAGTGTTATCTGTCTGAATAATTCATCCCTATTTCCTTTGATACCGAAGTATTTCTTTACCTCAGAAACCTTCCAATGTCTATGAGGTTTCATACCTATGGTCCAAAGGGATAAATCTCTTTTAGAACATATAAGATTGAATACCGCATGTCCGGTAGGATTACCGTTAACAGTAAATATATCTTCACCACTCTCAAACCTTTGTCCTTCTTCACCGTATGTTTGCATGAAGGGGGATTCCCACATTTTATCAGTAAATTGACTTACTGTAGGAAAGTATGAAGGGTTCTCTCTTACAAGTTCTCTCATATCAGAAATTATCTCATTCATTAATTATCATCTCCTTTATTATAATTATATATCTTATTTATTAAGAGTGAGGCGGTAGTGTTGCAGCACTACCCCCCCACAATTTTATGTTATTCCGTCTGATTATAAACGAAGGGGTAAGACGGTTACTAAGTAACCCCCTAAACCGTCATTTAATCACAGTAAACTAGTGAATCTTGATTACACTCATCACAATCAGCATCATACAATGTTGGTTCAATTTCTTCACCAAAATTGTAAGGTGCATCAGTAAGGGCAAGACATACTGAACAAACATTGAGTTTGTCTAGTATTGTATCTTCATCATCATACTGCGTACATACATACATAGCAGTTATATCAGATGGTGTAATCTTATACACATCGTTTAATACTTTGTTTCCTTTAATTAATTCATTTCTTCTACTCATAATTATAAGTCTCCTTTTAATTTAGTGTTAGGTTAAAACTAGGGAGGCGTTGCCGCCCCCCTAGAGTTTTATGTATTTCCGTCAGACTATGATTTATTCTAGAGTCCAAAACTCTAAAACAGTTCCGTTTTCATCATCAATTATTTGCATGATTAGAACGTCGTTCATTTATCATAGCCTCCAATCTATCATAGTAAATGTGAGTGCATTCATCAGAACAGAATGGAACAAAACCACAACCTCTCACGACTTTGCAGGTTTTCCAATCAGCCCTTTCCGGCTCTCTACATACTACGCATTTGTATGTCCTTGTCATATTATCACCATATTAAAAAGTGCAGCCATTTGTAGCATTACTCTCACCGGCTGCTAGTGAGTGCTTCCGTCATAGATACTTAGTTTATCTTAATCTGTATCTATTCTATCAACTTGAGATGTTTCATAATCAATTAAATATTTGAGAGGCGTGTCCCAAAGTCTACCAATTACTTCATCTAAGTCTATATCCACATAAAAATGTACTCTTATTTCTGTCATAAAATTACCACCTTTTATCAGTCTTGTTTATAGATGCGTTCCGAGACGGTCAATCCACATCTCACCTAGTTCTAGGGTTTGTACTTCTGAAAGTGTCATAAGTGATTTTTAATCACCTCCGTTTCATTTTCTATTTTTCGACTTGGGTTTTTTCAACCAGCGTCTAATTTATGGCTATCACCACAAATCTTGCTGTCTATTGACAGCCCGCCTTCACTAATCCGGCTCCCCTCGCACCGAGGGATATATATGCGTCACTATACTAGTACTTAAGGCTTTTCATCCAAAAATCTCACGATATACGTACCTATACCCGCCTAGCACCTCGAACAATTTTTTACAATTTTTTTCAAAAAAAATATTTATAATTTTTTTCGCCAAAACCTTGTTCTTCTGCCCATGACGGTTTTATACTTATCTTCCATGTCGTGTGTGATTTTACGCATATATTTGTGAACTCCACAAGAATGTAATTGTGTCCAACGGGCCGGAACGACCTCGTTAACTTTCCAAAGTACCTCTTCTTGGCTACGCCATTCATCGAAGAAATCCCCGTTTGCTAAATCTTGTAATCTATCCAAATAAATTGTTTTCTTTTTCTTTGGTCCGAATACTGTTCTATCCGTTTCGCTTTTGTCGCTTATAATGCATCCTCTCTTAGTATAACTACCTGATAACTTTCTCATAATCTTCTTCTCTCCATTACTCTACCACCTATGCCTGTATTAGAGGACCTATTAATCTTGGGTTTACCACCCATCCATTCTCCACCACTCATAGTTTTCATAACTACTGGCATATCGGGAATCTTATATGTGAATTGGTCTATTGCATGTGCAAAGGCCATTACTGCGTCATTGTGAATACCTAAGTCCACTATGACTCCATCACGCCATGCGTGAAGTTTCAGTTCTTCTAGGATAATCTCTACCATCCTTCTAGTCTCATCATTTCCATATGGGAATACTATCATCTCCCTCTCAAACCAAACCCTAAGTCTGTTTAGCAATCCTTGTTTGAGTGTTCTGTTACCCACCTTACTAGGTCTATAATCTACTACCGCACCTTTTTGTGCAAGCAAACTTTCATACATTTGTTGGAAACCTACATCTTCTACTGCTACCGCGCAATTGCCATATCTCTTAGACCATTCAATCAACATATCCGCTTGCTTATCCGGTGGGAAATCATTACGTCTCCACATATTTACAAAGTGAATAAATCCTTGTTCATCTTGTCTCAATACAACCATAACGCTGTAATCTTTACCAAGACCGTGTGCAGGGTCAAAACCTATCACATATCTGTTGTTCTGTAACTTATCAGTCTGTATAATGTGTTCCATGTTAAGGTTTTTACGAATCAGATTGTTAGGATATACTGCTGCGTCGTCATCAACAACCCTACATAGGTATTCCTGTGAAAACTCTAAATCACCAATAGCATCTTTTTGTTCTAACAAGAACTTTACGCTACGATATTCCGGCCAAAGTGCTTTAGGTTCAATTTCACCATCACTACTTTTCCATTCATCATAGTTTACTATACTACTCCAAACGCCACTTTTCCAAGCATTTTTGTTTAGCATTTCTGTGTGGTACAAATCTGTCATAGACATAGGCGTACCAACCACATAAAAAGATGACCCCGGACTCAACATCGGTGTGATAGCCTTTCTAAACCATTGTTGTAAAGTGTGTGGGTTCATCTCATCAGAATCTACTAACACATCATCGAATGCAACACAGGCCGGATGTTCACCACGAATAGCAGAACCTACTGATGTAGCCATAATCCATGCACCATTGGTAAAATGTATTTCTGTTTTGTTCCCTTTCTTGGGGTCTAGATACCTAGACAACTGAGGGTGTTGTTTCATATCCTCTCTAATCTCTTGTAATCTTCTAATAGCAGTATCTTTACTAGCAGAAATCAACCAACAAGTAAACGGTTTGCCATTCCCTTTCTTCTCAAACAAACATTGATGTAATAGTTTTACCCTAAGAGTAGTTGATTTACTATGGTCGCGAGGTGCAATAACACAAACACGATGTACTTCCGAGCCTTTTCTATCTCCGTACATATCCATCCATTCCCCTATGTGTTCGCCCCAAGTATATCCTAACCATTGGTAGAAATACTTGATGTCTTTACGACTACGCTCCATAGAAAAATCTTGCATAAAACTCATAGTATCACCTTGGATGTAAATCTTTTTTACCACAATAAGGACAAATGCCTTCTACCGCTTTTTCCATTTGTATGCGTGGTGCTTCCCAACCACAGGACCAACACTTAGCACTAGTCCATCTATTCATTATGTACCACCGGAGCAAACAAACTACCTATCAAACCATCTTCTTTGTGAATAATATATGCAGACAAACCTGCTTTAGCCATGACATATCCGTTACGGCTGTGGTATCTATCTTCGCCCGCCAAACTAGGAAGTTGAATAACTAGACAACCGCCCGCTTCGCGCATTTGTTGATGATGTAAATGTCCATGAAACCAAAGTTTATGTTCAGTTACACCCCAAGCCTTTCTTTGTTCGTGAGCCATCAAAGCATTTAGTTTGTTCATAACTTTACCGTCGCCATGAGTAAACCCAATTAGGTTATTACCATAGGTAACGTATTGCCTAATTTCGGGAGAAACTACTACATTCACATCATCAGAATCTTTGTAGTAAGCATCAAGATACATCATCAACATAATACTTGTGTGTCTATCGTGATTTCCACCCATAAATATCAATTCTACCTCAGAAACAGTACGTAATAAATCAATGTGCTGTCTAGCAAGGTCGCAACCTTCCATCAAAATCTGTGCAGGTGTAGCAGCCATGTCTTGCGCTGTACCTTTAGTAGTTGTACCCACATCATTATCTACATGAAACCAATCACTACCCACACCGACATAAAACTTTTCGGGCGCACTAGGTAGTCTGTTTAACAACTCTTCTGTTTTTGTAAGAACCCTGTGTCTTGCTTCTTCTAAGTCATATTGTTGTCCGACTTCATCAACCCAACCATATTTACCAAAATGTAGGTCGGTAGGCGAAAGAACAACAGCAAAATCTCCTTTAGTTTTACTTTTAGTACGTTTTACGGAAGCCGGTTTCCAGTTTTCTGCAATCTCAAGAAAATCTTTCTTAACTGTCTCGTTAAAGTAGTTATATTTCATGGCATCTTTCTCAAGTTGTCGCCATTTTTTATGTTCTGCCTTTTTCATAATCTCTATTTTACGCATGGCGAGTATTTCATCAACCAAATCGTCAACAGTATTGTTTTCTACTTCTCTATCTGTAAAAGGCTGCATACCATGAGTCCATTTGTTAACCCTAACATATTCGCTAACCCAAGTAGGGGGCATTTCAAACTCTCTAGCCATTTCTTCTACTGTTAAGTTGCCACCCGTGTGAGAATAAGCCTTTTTCATAGCCCTATGTTTTTCTCCCTCTACTACATAGAAACCATCTAACGCTTCCATAACTACAAGGTACTTATCTGCTGCCTCATCATAATATACTTTAGTATGATTGGTTTCGACATTGTGATATTCTTCTGTTTTCTTGAAAGGGTCATTACCTTCCTTCATCCATCTCTGAATACTACATCTCCACGCATTTTTTGTACGCTTTGGTTCTATTTCGTGTAGAAACTCAGCAAACTCACTAATATTAGTGAAACTTCTATCTTTGGCAAACTTTTCAATTAGGTCTTTACCCCCATGCACCCTTCGCATAAACAAGGATAATTTGAAGGGATATATAAGTATTAGCATAATAATTTCTATTAAGTTGACGTTTTACAAAATAAATAAACCGCTAGACTGCTAGGCTATGTGTAATTATTTTTATTTCTTCTATAATATGTTTGGTAAACCCCCACCCACTATAATAGTTAACGTAGTTAACTTCTCTACATTAAAGAAAAAAATAAAAAAAAAGAAAAAAATGTCGCAGTAAAGCGTTTTATTCTTTCAGTAAATCACAAAAACATTAAAAAAAATAAAAACGAACTATTAAACGTCAATTATACTCTCGATATGTTATGGCAGAGCGTAGCAGGTGGAATATATTTCGTGGAAACACAAAAAAAGAGAATCCTAACCCAATTATACAAAGAGCAGGTATGATGATAGAACCCTTCAATCAAGTAGCGGGCGTACCCGATATTGTACGTGATACTGAAAGATTGAGAAAAGACAGTAACCATGACAATGAGTTTGACCTCTATGATAGTATGCTAAAGTTAGACCCCGAACTAAATGGTGCTGTTCGTGCTGTTTCACTTACGGCTAACAACTATGAGATAAATTATGCCAACGGTAGAAACGCTCAGATAAGAGATGCAATACGTGAGTTAGTAGAAGAGACACTTGACTTTGATGATATTATGATTAACGCTATGCGAAGTCTTATGGTTTACGGAAATGACATAAACAAAATAGTCGGTAAACAAGGTGTAGGTATTACTGACATACAAAGTTTACCCGTAAAACAAATTACCATAGTTGATGAGAGAGGTGGCTTAGGTTCTTACTTCGTTGCTGACGAAGATAACCCAATCATCAATGCTAACATATATATGTTAAGAGAAGGTACATCCTACGAACGTGCTATACCAAAAAAAGAAATACTACACGTTAGAATAGATTATCGTTCTAATTGGTTTACTGATAATAAACTACGTCGTACCTATGGTATATGGGGTGCTAGTAGATTCACATCATTAAAACAACCAATACGCATGAAATATAACAGTATGAACAACAGAGTTTCTTTAGAGGACTCTATGACAAAACAATTTATTACTATTGACAAATCTGCTATCGAACACATACAAGACCCCGCAGAACAAAACCAAAGACTACAACACATTATGGATGAGGTTATATCTCTATTCGAGGGACTGCGAGGCGACCAAATACCTGTCCTTCCTCATTATGTAGAATTACATCACGTAGATGTAGGCAACAGTTTACCAAACAACACAGGATTCTTAGACACAATCAATGCTGATATTGCGGCTGTACTACAAGTACCTAGAGTCGCAGCAGGTCAAGAAAAAGGCTCTACTTTTGCTGCAACATTCAATGCTAACCTGTGGGCTGTCCAAGCAATTAGCCGTATGCATAGAATACTAAGTGAAGCAGCAAATAAAATATTTATGATGCACTTAGACTTATTAGGTATAAAATACCGCAAACAAGATTTACCAACTATTAAGTTCGAGGCTATGGATAGTGAAACACCACTAAACATAATGCAAAGAACAGTAATGGGTTACAACGCAGGTTTACTTACACTAAATCAATCTTTAGATAATCTTAACTTACCAAGTGCGGGTAGAGAAGGCGACCAAAGAAAAAACATAGAAACACCAAAAAATGTAGGCGAAGTACCTAGAGAAAATACACAGGATGGTGCGAGCGATAGTATGGAATGATTATTACTTAGTAATATTCTATGCTTTTTTATTCTTTTTAGGCTCTTTCATAGGAGTATTAATAAGACATAGGACTGGTGCGAATAACATGGCAAGAATGAAAATGAGTAATCCTAACGAGTATTTGATGCTTACTTTTGGACTAGGTGTTGTACTTGCTTGGGTTGTTATTGCCGCTACTGCTTCATACTATAGTATAGTCGAAGAAAGAGACATTACAGACAGTCAATTGACAGTTATTGGTTTGCTCGGTGGTCCGGCACTTCTTATCATAACTAGCGTACTTGATTTATTCAAGGGTAAAGAAGGCGCAAAAATTAACATTCTACCCGACCAACTAGCAAGCGACGTTACAGCATCGGAAGCAATAGATAATCACACAAGAATGCTCGAAGAACTTAAATTAAAACACGACCTAGATTTAGAAAAGATGCAAAAACAGCATAATTTAGACATGGAAGCATACCAAATTACAAACAATAAAGTTACCGCAAAGAAAAAAAGTGATGCTTAATGAATTATAGTATCTTTTGTGGGTTTTGTGTTATGGGCGATTGCTCAGAATGTCCTGTATCTAAAGATTAGGTTAATAAGACATTCCTAATCTGCAAGAGTTATGTCATGTGGCTGTGGATGCGGTGGCGAAAAAGTTGCTTATGAAGAATGGGGAGAAGAAGATGTTACTGCGGCAGAATATCAAGGCCGTAAAGTTACTCTTAACAAACCGTTCCGTACATCAGGTGCTAACAAAAAGTTCGGAGTATATACTAAAAATGATAGTGGGAATGTAGTCTTAGTAAGATTTGGCGACCCCAACATGGAAATCAAAAGAGATGACCCTGCTAGAAGAAAAGCATTCCGTTCACGACACAACTGTGATAGTCCCGGCCCAAAATGGAAGGCACGTTATTGGTCTTGTAGGCAATGGCGTGGTGGCAAAAAAGTGGAAGCAGAAGAAGGTTGTGGATGCGGTAACGTAGAAGCAGCAGAGCCTACACCTAGAGATGATGAAACACATGATGAATATATGTCTAGATGTCAAGAAGCAGGTTATTCTAAAGATGAATGTATGAAAGC